TCAGTCCACGGATTTTCCACGGATCCGTGCGCGGCGTTTCGGCGCCGATGCGACCGGCAGCCAGTCCGCACGGCGGGCCTCTTCGCTCGCGGCGGTGTGGCGATAGCGGTCGGCCGAGCGCGGATCGCGCCAGCGATCGGTGCGCGCCAATCCGAAAGAATCGAGTCGGCCGTAGCGGTGCATCCAGGTGCCGTAGGTGTGGCAGAACAGGTGAAAGCCGCCCTGGCGCGGCGGGAATTGCAAATTGCATGTGGCGAAGGTGCGGTCGAGCAGACTCCGCAGCGCGCCCGAGCGGTGGAAGCGGAAGAGACGCTGCTGCGCCGGCCGCGCGAGGAACGGCGCGCCGGCGCCGATCATGCTGGCGCCATCCCTGCGCACCGGCCGCGGCGGCTGCGCGCGGAACGCCTTGACCAGCACCGGCGGCAGATGCACGGCGCGCGCATGGCCGTTCTTCGTGCGCGGCAGATAGAGCACCGCCGTCTGCAAGTTCAAATCCGCCAGCCTGACCGACAGCGCTTCCGAAATGCGCATGCCGGTATAGGTCAATGTCCGCAGCAGCAGGCCGAACTCGCGGTCGACCGCGTCGGCGGCGGCAAAGACCGCGAAGGCCTGTTCCGGCTCGAGCCAGGACGTCGAGCGGTTGCCGCGCCAGCCCTTCGGCCGGCGCACGCGCATAGTCGAGCCGGCGTGATGCAGCACGGCCGAAACGGGCGTGTAGATCTCGCGGTTGCGGGTGGCGGGGCTTGCCTTCGGCATCAGGCGCGCGGCGACATCGTCGATGGCGGCCTGGTCGATCTCGGGAAGCGGCGTGTCGCGGAAGTGCGCGATCAGCGGCGGCAGATAGCGCCTTTCGCCGCCGCCGCGAAGATAGGCTAAAGTGGCCGAGCCGAAGGTCGGCCCCGTCTGCGTTTGCGGACCGGCAAACTGACCACGTTCGATGTCACGCTGCCATTGGCGCAAGACGCGGGCGGCGAGCCTTGCGTCGACAGCCTTAGTGCTTCGGTCCACATAGGTGCCGAGGTGGGTGCCGCGGCCGGAATAGTACGGCGTTTTACCGGGGCGCGGCGGGATGAGTTTGATCGGCATGGGACGGCGGGTTGGGTGAGGGCACGCATGTGCGCCTCCATCCTGACAAGGTCGACCGGGGAAAACAACCGCTCGCGGCCGCAGCGGAAGCCGTAGGGCGGTTCGGCCTGCGGCGGTGGATGGTCGTGCAGCCAGCGGCGCAGCCGGCGCGCCGTCTGCCGGAAATGGGCGGCGGCCTCGTCCAGGGTCAGCGGCGACCGCGCGCTCATTCCGCCTCGACGATCTCGAGGCTGTCGACCCAGCGTTCGACGCCGGTCGCAGCCTCGCGCAGCCTCACCCGGCCGCCGTCGCGGTCGATTACGACGGCATAGATCAGGCGCCCATCGCCGGTTCGGAGGCGCACGGTGACGGGCGGCAGCTGCGGCAGAGGCGGCACCAGCGACGGCATTAGCCGGCCCTCCGGTAGAGCCGGGCCGGGGCAGTGTTGCCGCGCGCTGGGCCGAACTCGGAGGCGACAAGTCCGGCCGCCTCAAGCCGGCCGAGGGTGTCGCGCAGCGTCTTCGGCGCCCACAACCCGATCTGCCGATGCAGCTCGCGATAGCCGATGCCCGGCGCCTGCGCCGGCAGCAGGGCAAGCGCCGCCGTCCGCAGATCCGCAAAGGAAGGATGGAAGCCGCTCATGGCCGGTTCCGGTCGCTCTTGGCGCGGGCCGCGCGCGCGGCAGAAACGCCGTGCTTGCCGATCTGCGCCGGCAGCCAGCCGAGCAGCTCCAGATCAGCATCGACGACGCAGCCGGCATTGGCCGCCAGCACGCGGAGATCGTCGGTCATCTGGTCGAGCGCGCGGTTGCCGGTGAGAGCGGCGCGGTTGAGGAAGGGGCTGTAGGCGACTTTGAGGGCGGATCGGACGGTGAGCGTGATCATGCAGGAGCCTCGCGTGATGTCGCGAGTATGCACAACGCATAGACACGGTCAATGCGGAACGAATACGAGGCCGACCTAGCTTGGTCCGACTCCTGGGTCCGGTGGCGGGGAAGACATATGAAAAGGTTCGTCACGCAGATCGTTGTGGGCGTCGGGCTCGTCTGGTTTTGGAATGCCGGCGCGCTTGCGCGGGTGAAGACGCCGCCTTGCCCGTACTCCTCCTCCGCGCGCGACTGGTGCGAGAAGCTCCAAACTTGGATGGATCGAGCAGCTGAGGCGGTCTATGCCTCAGAACTCGCCGCGCGTCATTGCCCGAATTTGCAGCTGAATGTTCAATTAATTGTGCAAACAATCGCTGAGTACGGAGGATTCATCAGCGATGAATATTATGGTGACGTCCGCGAAAAAATTGAAGATGGCTTCTTCCGGAATGATCCTTTGCCAGCGTGTCAAAAGGCATATCGCCTTTATGGTCCTGCTGGCGGGATGCCGATTTTAGTTCGCGGAGTTTTGGCGACAGGCTTCATCCGAAAACTGCCGACCTACCCCTAATGCGAGGCCGTACCGCGGGCGTCTTTCGCCAGGCGGCGTGCGGCGACTCCCGGGACGAACGCTGTCACTAGCGCCGCCGCCTTCACCCGCATATCGCGCATCGTTTCGACCGCAGGGTTAGCGCTTTCAAGGTTGTACAGTCCTCGCTTAGAGCCGGGATAAGGTACTTTGACGACTGCGTGACCGCTCTCCAGCCAGAGAACGCACGGTTGGCCTATCATGTCTGGGGTCAACCCTCCGCTGCGCTTGTCGTAATAGACGAGCCACCCGTCACTCGCGATCGGTCGCATAGAGTTACCCTGTACTTCGACTGCTACCATCGATTCCGTCCAGCCAGGCGGACGCTCTGCCTCTCCTAGCGGTTCCTGCGCGGCCGAAAATTCAATCGATCCCTCAGGCCCCGCTCCAACGCGTCCGACAATTGGGACGTAGGCCTCCGACCGTCTCAGCTTGGAAATCCGTGACTGTTCGGCCGAGGTTGGAGCGCCCTCGCCGCGCATAAGCCAATCGAACGAGACTCGGAAAAAGGTGGCGTAGCGCTCGCCCGCATTGACGGTGATCCCGCGCGACCCATTCTCGTGGCCGAAATAGGTCGGTTTACTGATCGCCATCGCTTCGGCTGCCGCGGCAGCAGATTCGTGTCCTGCTCTTCGCCTCGCCCAGACAAGGCGTTCGTGGGGAGCGGCCAGCTGGCGCCATTCCTTGTGCATAGCGCCGACCATGCACACTGCATTTATGCATCGGGCATTGCCAGTACTATGCGACTCGCATATGCACGGTGCATGGCAACCGCTCAAATGATTCGGGAGGCGCGCGATCGGCTCAATGAGACGCAATCCGAGTTTGCGCGCCGGTTCGGTGTTGACCAGAGCACTATTCATCGGTGGGAGACATCCGGACCGCCTCCGAAGGGAGCGACCGCTCTGCTGATTGACCGGGTTTTTGCGGAATTACCGGGGCCGGTTGGAGCCGCGCGATGACCCGATCTTCGCAGCCCCGGCATTCGAAAACTCCAGTCCCAGTCCATGCGTGTGGAGATTGCTCATGTCCGAATCAGGCCGAAGGCGCGTTCGCCGGTCAAAATCATTTAAGGAACAAATGTTCCTTAAAAGTCAGATCAGCCCCTACGGCCGCGCCGCGCTGGCGCTGTGGCCAGACAACGCGCCGAAGATCATCGCTTCGCGCGCCGGCATTTCGATCCGCAACGCCAACCAGATCATTCGCGGCGAGCGCCGCGTCACCGCACGCGCTCTGCTTGCGCTTACGGACGCCCTCATCTGACATCGAGTTGGTGAGCCGCCATCGGCCTGACGGGAGTGTGAGACCCGTCAGCGTCGACCGAAGAGTTCAAGCTGGCGCTCGTCCGATTTGTTCGCCGGCTTCGGGTCTGTGCCGCGCTTGTGGTCTCCCACATGCAGGCGTTCGCCCCGTTGCCATTGAGCATACCGCCGAACGTGAACGCGCTTCGGACTTCTGCCACGCTTCCGCATGGCACCATCACCTCCTTTCGGGTCGCAGCGAGGCTTTGTCCTCGCCTCTCGCCGACGCTTGTGACGCCGGCGCGTCGCACGATCGCGGACCCGAAACGGAGCCGATGGCGGCTCGCCTTCAAGTCCAGCACGGTTTCATCCGTAGACGCCAGCCGGTCGGCCAAGAGGTGCACCAATGAACGCGCAGCCCTTGTCCGCGCCCATCAGCGCCGCCGAGCGGGCGGATTATTGCTTCCTCACCCGCGTGATCGACGAAGCGCGCCGCGCGCGTCGCAAATTCCCGGCGCCGAACACGACCTTTGCCGCGACCGTCGAGGAGATGGGCGAGGTCGGCACGGCGCTGATGGATTTGCAGAAGGGCCGCGACACCCGCGAGCACTTCGTCGAGGAATGCGTGCAGCTCGCTGCGATGGCGCTGCGCATGGCGGTCGAAGGCGACCCGACGTTTCCGGCCTCGCTGCCGAGGGAAAACGAGCCGCTCGACGATTTCCTCGCCGAATGCACGCTGCGCGATGGTGAGGCCTCGGTCAACTCGCGCTTCCTGCGCGACCGCTACATCGACTGGTGCCGGGCGCGCGGTGTGGTGCCGCACAGCGTCTTCGCCTTCGCGCACCTGATGCACGAGCGCGGCTACCGCGCGCGGTACACCGGCGTTTCGATCTGGATCGGGATCAGCCTAGTCGAGGGGGCGCGGTGATGAGCGGTCAATCCCGCCTCGGCTCGCTCAAGGAAAGCCTGCTGAACACCGGCATCGGCTTCGGCATTTCGCTTATCGCGCAGATGATCGTCCTGCCGGTGATCGGCGTCACCATCAGCCACACGCAGAACGTCGTCTTCGCCTGCATCATGACGGTCGTGTCGGTTGCGCGGACCTATTGCGTGCGGCGGCTGTTCGAGAAGCTGGGCATCCGCGTGAAGATGTCTCCCTTCGTGCAGGCGGTGCTCGCCGAGCGCACGCGCCAGCAGTCGGTCGAGGGCTTCGACGTCGCGCACGACGACGCGTATCAGCCAGGCGAGCTCGCGGAGGCTGGCGCGGCCTATCTGCTCGACGCCGGCGCGGCACGCCTGCCGCCGCCGTGCTGGCCGTGGTCGCTCGACTGGTGGAAGCCGGAGGGCGTGCGCCGCGACCTCGTGAAGGGCTGCGCGCTCGGCCTCGCCGAAGGCGAGAAGTTCGACCGCAACAGGCGCAAGCGCGCCCGCGCCACCGCTTCTTCCGTTCAAGCCGCGTATCCCGATCCCTCGCAAGCCGCGATCACGGGAAAACCCGGCGCGGCAGAAGGACTGCCGATATGAGACCGGAAATGCCTTCGCTGTTGTCCGACGTGGTCGGCGCCGCCGAGCGAACGATCGACCGCGTCACCGGCGACGTCCGCCGGATCGATGGGCTGGAGCAGCTGTTCGAGCGCGTGACCGCAGCCTGCGACTGGGCGACCGACGAACCGCGTCGGTTGTGCGCCGAGCACACCAAGCTGCTGGTGCAGCAGCTGCGGGCGATCGAGCGCAAGGGGCCGCTGTCCGATCCGCATGAGACGTCGTGGCGCGCCACCATCGTTGCGGCGCTGTTGCCATACGTGCGCGCCGATCTCAGCGCCGCGCTTGACGTGACGGCGAATGCCGGGCGTGGGGAAAGGGCGGCATCATGAAGAAGCGCGTGACGAAGAAGGCAGCCGCTCCGGTCAAGAGGCCGGCGAAGAAGCCGGCGAAGAAGCTGCAAACCCATCGCACGCTGAAGTCGGCGGCGCAGGCGATCGAGCGCAAGGCCGCACCAAAGGCTGACGACAAGGCCAGGGCAACCGGACCGAATACCGGCGCGCCGACAGTGACACCGAAGGGCTTCCCGCCGCGTCCGGCGGGCACGCGCTGGCCGGCGGAGATCCTCGTCGGCAAGCGCTTCCGCACGGAGTACGGCGACCTCGACGATCTGGCGCGGTCGATCGACGATCGCGGCGGCCTGCTGTCGCGCATCGCGATCACGCCGGACGGCAAGCTGATCGCCGGCGAGCGTCGGCTCAAGGCGTGGCCGCGCACGAAAACATTCAAGGACTACCCAATCCCCGTTCATGTGATGACGCCGGACTCGATCATTGCCGGCGAGTGGGACGAGAACGCAAAGCGCAAGGATTTCTCGCCGACCGAGCAGGTCGCCATCCTGCGCGAGATCGAGCGGCAACTCGGCAAGCTGGCCAAGGCGCGCATGACGGCCGGCACGGAGGCCGCGCCCGAAGAGCGGGGCCGCGCGCGGGATCTCGCGGCGCGCGCCGCCGGCGGCAAACGTCGCACCATCGAGAAGGCTGCGGCCGTCGTCGACGCGGCCGAAGCGGAGCCGGAGAAATACGGCAAGCTGCAATCCGACATGGACCGCACCGGCAAGGTCGACGGTCCGTTCAAGCGGCTGACGGTGATGAAGCAGACGGAGGCGCTGCGCGCCGCGCCGCCGCCGCTGCCGATGAACGGGCCCTACAAGACATTGCTGATCGACTTCCCGGTGCCGGGCGAGACCGACAAGGACCAGGAGGCGATCGACGCCGCCGGCCGCTCGTTCCGCGGCTATCCGGAAATGGCGGTCGAGAGCTGCATCGCCTTCGCGGCCGACAGGATCCTTCCGATCTGCGATCCCGACTGCTCGATCTGGCTGACCTTCCCGAACTATCACATCGTCGAAGGCGCGGCGCATCGCATCGCCGACGCGTTCGCCGGCTTCAAGCGCGTGACGATGTTGACCTGGGAGAAGGACAAGATCGGCCGCGGCCAGGTGCTGCGCGACAAGACCGAGCACGCGATCCTGATCACGCGCGGCAAACCGGTCTTCAACGTGTTCGGCGAGGATCCGCCGACGACGATGCTCAAGGCGGTGCGGCGCGAGAATTCGCGCAAGCCGGACGAGCTCTATGCGCTGGTCGAGCGCGTGACGCCGGCACCGCGCTACGCCGAGATCTTCTCGCGCGGCGGTCGCAGTGCGCTGTGGGACTGTCATGGCGACGAAGTCGGAAAGTTTGTGCCGCATCAGGGCGAAGCCCGTCTTGACGAAAATGCCGCGCACGCGGCGGAGCAGGCGCGGCAGGCCGATGAAGCCATGCGGCGCGAGCTCGCCGCGCTCGAGTCGGTCGCCGCCGGCGGCGTGATCGAAGACGCCGAGATGCGCGCGCTGCTCGGCAAGAACAAGTGGATCAAGGGCCGCAAGCCGAAGCTGACCGGAGTCGGCGAGGCACGGCGTGTGGCGCTTCTCGGCCAACTTTCGCAGCCCGCTGCCGAAGAGGCGAAGACGGACGAACCGAAGCAGGTCCGACGCACACTGCCTGGCCGCGACGCCGAACTGATCGCCTTCGCCGAGGCCTGCGGGCATGTCGTCAGCATGACGATCGACTGGCAGGGCAACGATGGTACCGGCGAGCACGTCGGCACCTGCGCCTGCGGGTGGATTCATAGGGAACCGCGGCACGATAAGGTCGGCGATGCCTCCGATCCGGCGATCGTCGAGCAGCGCCGCGCGTCGGCCCGCGCAATGGATGATGCGATCACCGCGCACTGGAAGGACGAGCGGGTGAAGTCGCCGGTCACCGAAGTCATGCTCGAGGACTGGCAAATTCTCACCGCGGTGCAGGCGGGGCGCGACGGCGGTCTCGGTGTCGCTGCCCGCATGCGTGGGGGGCTGATCAAACGCAAGCGCATTGGCGGCGGCTACGTCTTGACCGAGGCCGGCGAGCAGATGCTGCGCGGCCTCGACACCGCGATCGATAAGGCGCGAGCGAAGCCGCAGGGCGCGGTGCCCGCGGACGATCTGTTCAACGAGACGCCGGCGGCAGCGCCGGCCAGCGACGCGCAGCCGGCCGCGGACGAACCGGCGGCTGCGGGCGGCGAGGGGAGCGGAGCCTCACATGCGACCGCTCCTCTCGCCGAAGCGACGGCGGTTCCGCCTGCGGAGGACGACCTCGACATTCCCACATTCTTGCGGCGTGCGCAGCCGACCCCTCCGGTGGAGGTCGCGGAATGACGGGAGACCATAAGCAGACGATCATCGCGCTTGGCACCGGTGCTGGCGTCGCACAGACTCTCGCGAGTTTGGCTGGTGCGCCCGTACGTCCGACAGAACTGGAATTCCCCTGGCGCCACGAGCCGGCGATTGTCGGGACTCACGGCAAAGCGTGGCGGTGCAACGAGCAGGCGGGGCTGGAGAAGCTTGGTCTTGCCAAAGATCGTCATGCTGGCCTCGTACACTGGATCGTGCACGCGCCGTACGCGCACCCGGCATGGCACTCCTACAGCGTCATTTGCATGCATCTCCGGCCGATCGAAGGCATGGGAGCGCCGAAGCTCTACCTGCCGCTGGCGACGCACGAGTTGCTCGTGCATGCGCTAAATCCGGACTGCGACCTCAACCTGCTGATCGATGACGGCATCCGACGCGGCGAGTTTCTGACGCCGACAAATTTCGCCGCCCAGTTTGTCGAGACCGACGACGAACTTGCCGATCAGCGGATCGAGCGCACGATCAGGGAGATCTGCACCGGCGCACTAAGCCCCGATACCGACCACCTCCGCGACTGGATCGCGCGGTTCGGCGACAACATGATCAAGCTGGCATTCCGATGAGCGCGCACCACGATCTCGGCCGACGCCGCGGCGTCTGGATCCCCGTAACTGAAGTCGAGGCGCATCTCGCCAACGGCTGGTCGATCGCCGACCTGACCCCGGACCGCGGCGCGGTGCTGATGGCGCCGCCGGCCAACGAAGAGGACATGGCGGCATGAGCACGCCCGAATATTGGCGCGACCTGCGCCACCCCGACTTCCGCAACGTCATCCGCGTGGCGCGTTTCCATCAGGCCCGTCGGCGCATCCAGTTTCTCACCGATCAACCGGCGAACGTGATCGTGCTGCCGCTGTTGCGGCATCCGGGCGGACACCGGCGCAAGCTTCTCCGATCGACTGCGGAGGCTTCGGCCGCCGCGGGCTGATCCGGACCGGTTTCAACAGTAGCCGTGCGTCGCCGCGCGAGTGTTTCGCGCCACGGGAGAGGTTTGCCTGATCATGACCGACACGATCGAGGTCGCCGGTCTCACCGAGCTGCAGGCGCAGGCCTTGCGCTTTATCGATCAGTTCATCCGCGAGCGCGGCACCTCGCCGAGCGTCGAGGACGTGCGCCAGGCGCCCGGCCTCCGCAGCAAGTCGAGCGCGCACCGGCAATTGTGGGGGCTGCGCGAGCGCGGCCGCATCCAATGGTCGGACCGCCGCAAGCGCTCGATCACCATCGTCTCCGATAAGCGCGCAGGACATGCGCTGCGGCCGGATGTGCAGGCCGCGCTGGAGCGCTGGTGTCTTGAGCACCAGGAGGAGCCGGCCGCCGTCGTGAATGATGCGGTGCTCATCCATCTCGACAAGATGGCCGCGATCTCCGAGGCCTGCGGAGGTCAGCTGTGAGCGACGTTGCCGACGAGCTGCAGAGCGAAGCGCAGGACGGGCTGCCGCCGCCATCGTCGCGGGCCGCGCGCCCGAAGGGCTGCGTCGCACATCTCGACGACGATCTGATGGTCTGCGCGCGCTGCGGCCTCGACTGGCCTTCTGGCGATATCGGGCCTGCCTGTGACCCCATCACGTTTGATCGCCTCCGCCGCCGGATGGTCAGCGAGGTCACGGGCGCCGAGGCCTCATTGACGAACGTCTATCTGCTTCGCCGCGAGGGGAAGCCGGCCGACACGGCGCCGGCTCGCCGTCGCCTCGCCGAACTCGACGCTCTGTCGCGGCTGATCGATCGCGCGACCAGCGATCCGCGCATCAAGGAGATCTTGAACGGAAAGAAGTGAGGAGGCCGCAACAGCCGAACTCATCGGAAGGCCCTGCCGGCGGGCTGCCGGCGAACGAAGGAGACCAAGATCATGAGCGATACGAAGACAATTGTGAAAGTGGACACCGGCCGACCGGCGCTTGTCGTGACCGGCGCCAGTGAGATCTCCATTCGCGGCGGCACCGCGTTCAACGGCGTCAGCTTCCAGACCGACACTCCCGTCGTCATCGATGTGCCGCTGGAGCCAGGCGGGGATTACGGCGTCATCGTCAATGAAGGCGCGGTGGGCTATGCGCGCCTGCAGAGCGGCGCGCTCGGTGCCGACGTGCTCGGCGGCTTCCACTTCGCACCCGGCGGCAATGCCGGTGCTCGCCAGGGCGGCGACGCGGCACCGGCGATCAACCCGCATTCGCTGTGGGACGTGGCCTTCCGGCCGGCATGTCCGGATCCACGCGGCATGGCGTTGGTCGACGCGTCGTGCATGCGCTTCTGGTGCGACATCTATCTCACCAATATCGACCACCTTGCGGCAGGCACCAGCCGCCTCGGCCTCACGATCGCCGATGGCGAGGATCTGCCGAACGATCCGACTGGCGGTCGCTTCAGGCGTTTCGATTACGCCGCAGCGTGCGCGGTGATGAAGCACCACGGCAAAGGGCTGCTCGGTATCGACGAGTTCTTCGCCGCCGCCTTCGGCGTGACGGAGAAGAGTTCGGCCGATGACGAGCCCTCGGTGACGCAGCTCGATGCGTCGCGCACGAGCAAGTGGGGGATCATCCAGGCGACCGGAAACATGTGGATCTGGGGCCACGACGGCGATCCCGACGAGCCGCGTCCCTCCCTCTTTGGCGGCGCGTGGCTCTACGGCTCGGGCGCGGGCTCGCGCTGCGCGGACCTCGGCGACTGGCCGGAGCGCTCGGGCGGCGGCGTGGGTGCGCGCGGGCGCAGTGACCACCTGCAGCTTGATTAGCCGCCGCGACAGCGGCGGCGCTGAGGACACGCCACCATGACGATCGTCAGGGACGAAAATCGAAGTCTCGATGCCCTGGCGATCGTCGAAAAGTACGAGGCCTTCGTGCATTACGTCTATCCGATCGTCCAACGCAGTCCGCGACATCACGGCGTCCTTCGGGACGCCGTCACGGCGGAGCTGTTCGCGCCGATCGGCGAACTCTACCACGCAGCGAAGTCGAGGCAGATGTCGCGGCTCTACGCCATCGACGCCCGCTTCGCGACGCTGCGCTCCTATCTGCGCTTCCTTGTCAGAGCCGACGTGCGGATCGTGAACGGCAGGCAGCACGCGCATGCGCTCGCGCTGCTGGCCGAGCCCGGCCGCATGCTCGGAGCATGGCAACGGAAGCTCAGAGAAGGGCAGGCGGGGAAATGATGCGGCCGCGTCCCTCCCTCTTTGGCGGCTCGTGGATCAACGGCTCGAACGCGGGCTCGCGCTACGCGAACCTCGACAACTGGCCGGAGAACTCGGACGACAACGTGGGTGCGCGCGGGCGCAGTGACGACCGGATTTTGACGCGGCGGCGATCACGGTCCCGCCGGTCCGACACGCCCGGCCGCGCATGCGGCTCGGGTCGGTGGTCAGCCCGCCGGTCCTGCTTCGGCAAACACACATCCCGGTCCGGCAGAGCGGGGCGTAGCGGACGGATCCATGGATCTGCGCCGTCGAGACCCGCGGCCGGCACACTTTCTGGAATGCCATGACCAAGCGATATCGCAACCTGATCGGACACATCACCGCGCCGGAGACGCTGGCGTGCGCCTACCGGCTGACGTCGCGCGGAAAGCGGCTGACCGCCGGCTATCTCGACTTCAAGGAATACGACGCGCTGAATCTCGCACAGCTCGGAGGTGAGATGCGGTCCGGCGCATATCGCGCCGGCGCGGCCCACGAGTTCATGATCTTCGATCCGAAGCAGCGATTGATCTCGGCGCTGCCGTTTCGCGACCGCGTCGCGCAGCAGGCGCTCTGTCTCATCATCGGGCCATTATTCGATCGCGCGCTCCTGCCTCGCGCCTTCGCCTGCCGGCCGGGCAAGGGCACGCATGCCGGTGCGGTCGCGCTGCAGAGCGATCTGCGGCGCCTCGGGCGCAGCGGTGCGGTCTATGCGCTCAAGACGGATTTCTCGCGCTATTTCGCGTCGATCGAGCGTGGCGCGCTGTGGCGATTGATCGAGGCCAAGATCAGCTGCCGCGCGACGCTGGGGTTGATCGAGGCCATGCTGCCGCGCGCGGGGATCGGCCTGCCGATCGGCAGCCTCACATCCCAGATCTTCGCCAACGTCTACACGGGCGCGACGCTCGATCGGCACCTGCAGCAGACCCTCGGAGAGGACTACTGGTACCGCTACATGGACGACATCGTCGTGCTCGGGCACGACAGCGCGCACCTGCGCCGGCTGAAGACGAGCGTCGAAGACTTCTCGCGCGACGCGCTCGGTCTGCGCTTCTCGAAGTGGTCGGTGCAGCCCGCGAGCCGCGGCATCAATTTCCTCGGCTATCGCATCTGGTCGACGCATAAGCTTCTGCGCCGCGACAGCGTTGTCCGCGCCCGGCGCAAGATCGCCGCTTTCCGCGCCGCCGGCGACGTCGCGCGGTTGAGGACGTTTCTTGCGGCGTGGCTCGGTCACGCGCGCTGGGCTGATAGCGCCAACCTGATCCGTAGCCTCGAGGTCGGCGCATGAAGTTCACTCACGCCGATATCGATGCGATCAAGCGCGACAACCCGGTGACGAAAATCGCCGGCGCCGTCGTCGCGCTGCGGGCGCAGCGGCAGGGCGCGTTCCCATTCTCCGGCCCGTGCCCGCTGCATTCGCCGGATCCGCAGGCGCGGGACTCGACGTCGTTCGCCTGCAGCGACGAGGCATGGGTGTGCACCAGCTGCGGCGGCGGCGACGTCGTCGACCTGGTCGCGCGCATGAACGGGCTCGATCCGAAGAAGGACTTCCGCAAGGCGCTCGAACTGCTGACCGGCGGCAGAGCTGCGCCCCAGCTGTCGGCCGACGAGGCCCGGGCGCTTGAGGAGGCGCGCACCGAGGAGGCGGCGGCCCGGTACGAGGCCCAGAACGAATATCGCGACCGCGAGCAGCGCGTCGCCTGGGACCTCTATTACAAATACGGCATGCGCCTGTCGCATCCGCGGGCCTCGATCGCGCGGGACTATCTGGGCGCGTGCCGCGGCTTGCGTCTGCCCGACACGCTGTGGCTGCGCTTCAATCCAGAGGCGCGCTATTACGTCCCCGACCGGCCGAAGGCGCGCGAGATCCATCGCGGCCCGGCGCTGCTCGCGCCGATCCAGCGCGGCGGACGCTTCTGCGGCGTGCACCAGACCTTCATCGATCTTAAGCAGCCGAACGGCAAGGCGGTCATCGTCGATCCGAAGACGTCGACGGCGATGCAGGCGAAGAAAGTGCGCGGCTCGATGAAGGGCGGCCACATCGACATGGTCGGGACCGGCTCATTCGATAAAGACGGCCGCGAACGGCCTGCTGGCCCGCGCGCGCTGATCCTCGGCGAGGGTATCGAGAAAGTCGGCGCCGTGATGAGCGCGATGCTCGAGGACGGCCGCGACGTCGCCGGCGTCGCATTCTGGAGCGCCATGAACCTCGGCAACATGGGCGGCAAGGCGCTGCGCAACGTGCCGCATCCGACGCTGAAGGGCGCGACCGGCAGGCCGCTGCGGCCGGGCGGCCCGGAGCCCGACATGGACACGCCGGCGATCGAGATCCCGGATTCCGTCGAGCGCCTGGTGCTGCTCGGCGACCGCACCTCCGATCCATTCGAAACCGAGTGTGTCATGGCGCGCGCGGCCGCGCGTTACGCGGAAGCCCGGCGGCTAAAGGGCGAAGCCCGTCTTTCGCTTGAAGTCGTGTGCGCCTGGGGGCCGGACGGCAAGGACTTCGACGACGTTCTGAGGGAGGCGGCGTGAGTTCTCTGAAAGCCCGCAAGCGCGCGCGCCGCGTCCGTGTCGCCGACCTCTTCTGCGGCGCCGGCAGCCTGTCGATGGGTGCGAACGACGCGCTGACCGAACTCGGCCACAAGCCGCACTTCGTCGCCGTCAACCATTGGGATGTCGCGACGCAGACCTACGCGCGCAACCATCCCGGCGCCTCGGTGCACTGCGTCACGCTCGACGCCGCCTTCCCGTGCGAGCTGGTGCCGGAAGGCCATCTCGACCTGCTGATGGGCGGGATCGAATGCACGTTCTTCTCGCGCGCGCGCGGCGGCAAGCCTGTCAGCGACCAGCAGCGGATGTCGGGCTGGCACGTGGTGCGCTGGTGCACCGAGCTGCGCGTCGACGCGCTGCTGCTCGAAAACGTGCCGGAGTTCGTGCGCTGGGGGCCCGTCAACCGCCGGACCGGCAAGCCGATCAAGTCGCGCGAGGGCGAATATTTCCGGGCATGGTGGGCGGCGCTCGAGGCGATCGGCTTCAAGCTCGAGAAGCGCGAGATCAACTGCGCCGACTATGGCGACGCCACGACTCGCGTACGCCTTTTCATCCTCGGCCGCTCGGACGACAAGCCGATCCGCTGGCCGGAGGCGACGCACGCCAGGCGCGGACGCGCGCCGGCCGGCCGCGCGGAATGGCGGGGCATGCGTGAGTGCATCGACTGGTCCGTTCCCGGCCGCTCGATCTTCGACCGCAAGATCCCGCTGGCACCGAAGACGCTCGCCCGCATCGCCGCCGGCCTCGTGAAATTCCAGTGGCCGGAGCCGTTCCTTGTTGTGCTGCGGCAGCATTGCGCCGCGCGCGGCCTCGACCTGCCGATGCCGACCGCATGCGCCGGCGGCACGCATCTCGGCCTGGTGCAGCCTTTCGTGGTCAAACAGCACTTCAGGCGCGATCTGATGGACACCGAGGCTCCTCTGCCGGCGGTGACGACGGTGTCGCGCATCGGGCTTGTCGAGCCTTTCGTCCTCTCGAACCATGCCGGCGGCGCGCCGCGCGCGGCCGGCGAGCCGTGTCCGGGGCTGGTGACGAAGCAGGGCCACGCGCTGATCGCGCCATATTACGGATCGGGATCCGGCGAGACCTGCAGCTCGGCCGGGGAGCCGCTGCCGACCGCCACCACCAAGGCGCGGTTCGGCCTGGTGCTGCCGGTGACGCATAGCGACTCGAGCAACCGGACGCGATCGGTCGACGATCCCGCACCGACGCTCACATGCGCCAGGCGCGGAGAACTCGCGTTCGTCGCGGCCAGCTTCGGCGAGCGGCCGGCGCAGGCGCCGCGGACGCATTCGCTGGATGAACCGGCGCCGACCATCTGCGCCACCGGGCACACCAACCTGGTCGAGCCGGGGCCGCAATACGACATCCTCTTCCGCATGCTTGCGCCTGCCGAACTCGCCGCGGCCATGAGCATTTCGACGCCGGAGCGGCCCTATCACTTCGTCGGCAACAAGACGCAGGTGGTGCGGCAGATAGGGCAGGCGGTGCCGCGGCGCACGGGCGCGGCGCTGGTGCGCGCGCTGATGGGGGCGGCATGACCCCTCGCAGGCCAATCATGCGTTACCACGGCGGCAAGTGGCGGCTCGCGACATGGATCATCGAGCATCTGCCGCCACACCGGGTCTATGTCGAGCCGTTCGGCGGCGCCGCGAGCGTGCTGATGCGGAAGCCGCGATCCTTCGCGGAGGTCTACAACGACCTCGATGACGAGGTGGTCAACGTCTTCCACATCCTGCAGGAGCCAGTCGCCGCGGCCGAGCTCGAGCGGCGCTGCTCACTGACGCCGTTCGCGCGTTCAGAGTTTGAGCTCGCCTATAAATCCACCAATGATCCGGTCGAGCGCGCGCGCCGGATCCTCATTCGCTCCTGGATGGGCCACGGCGCCAGCGGAATGCGCAAGCACCGCACCGGCTTTCGCGTCAATCCGCATCGTCAACGGACAACGGCTGCCGATGACTGGTCGACTTGGCCGCTATCGATTCCTGCCTTCACCGCGCGGTTGCGCGGCGTCACGATCGAGAGCCGTCCGGCCGCAAAGCTGATCGCCGACCACGACACTCCCCAGACGCTGTTCTACGTCGATCCGCCCTATCTGTTCTCTGTGCGGTCGCAAAAGCGCGTCGGCTCCGACCTCTATCATGGCTATCGGCACGAACTGAGCGACGGCGACCACGCCGCGCTGATCGCGCAGCTGCGCGGCGTGCGGGGCATGGTCGTGCTGTCTGGCTATGCCAGCGATCTCTACGAGCGGCTGCTGACCGGCTGGCAACGCATCGAGCACGACGCCTTCGCCGATCGGGGGGGGCCACGCGTCGAGGTCATCTGGATCAATCCGGCGGCGGCATCGGCCGGCCGCCTGCCGCTTGAGGACGTCGCGTGACCCGTCAGGACGCCATCGCGCTCATCCTTTCGATCGTCGATGCCGCGCAACCGCCGGCAGCGCCGGCGATCGACGTTGCACCCTCCCAGTCTGACCGGAAACAAAGCGCCGCGCGCAAGCGCGGCTCCGCTTCGTCTTCTTCCCCTTCCGATCCTGCCGGCGACCCTCCCGCGCTCCCCGCCGCCCCGACTGCGGCGCAGGATCTCGCCGACCCTCCCGCATCTTCCGCGGCCGTTGCCGCCTCGCCGTCTTTCTCTCGCGCGCCGCGCGTATCCGCACCCTCCCACATGGGAGGAGCAGACGAAAATGGGGGGCTGGTGGGGGCAGGGGGCGCGGACGACGAAGCTTTGGCCGAGCAGCGCCACCGCGAGCAGGAACTCAAGCGCGACGCTCTCAATCGCGATCTGGCGCGGCTGCCGATGACGGACCTCGGCAATGTCGAGCGCTTCCGGCGGCGCTTTGCCGATCAGTTCAAATGGTCGCCCGCGCTCGGCTGGTTCTATTGGGACGGCAAGCGGTGGTCGCGCGACGGCGCGGACTCGAAGGTGCGCATCGCGGCGCACGAGACCGTGCGCGCCATCCAGGACGAGGCGAAAGCGCTGCGGGACGAGGCGACGTCGATCGCCAACGAATTCGATAAGCCCGATCTGGCGAAGCGCGAAAAGGAATTTGCAAAACGGCAGAAAAAGGCAAAGTCCGCGGCGAAGCTGAAGCTCGAGCTGGTGCACGATGCCGGCGATCCCAGCGTCGCCGAAAAGGCGAAGAAGAAGCGCAAGGCGGCCGCCGATGCCGAGCACAGCATGCGCCAGTTCTTCCGCATGCAGATCCTGCGGATCGACGCCGCACAGCTCGCTGCATGGGGCCGCGATTCCGAGATGAATGCGCGGATGACGCCGCTCGACAAGCACGCCGCGCCCTACCTCGCGACCAAGATCGAAGCCTTCGACGCCGATCCGTGGATGATCAACGTCAACAATGGCACGCTCTATGTCGACCAGGCGCTGCCCGGCAAGATCGGCTTCAAGCCGCATGACCCGGCCGATCTGATCACCAAGATCTCGCCGGTCGATTACGAGCCGCGCGCCGCCTGCCCGACCTTCGACGGCTTCCTCGAGCGCATCCAGCCGGACGTCGACAACCGCCGCTTCATCATCGACTGGCTCGGCTATTCGCTGACCGGTGACGCCAGCGAGCAGCAGCTCGCCGTCTTCCATGGCGCCGGCGGCAACGGCAAGGGCGTCATCGTCAGGATCGCCACCTATATCGCCGGCGACTATGCGCGCACCACGCCGATCGAGACCTTCCTCGCGGAGGCCTCACCGCGCAATGCCTCGGCGCCGACGCCGGAACGCGCTGCGTTGCCGGGCGTGCGCATGCTGGTCGCCAACGAGCCGGAGCAGAACGCGAAGTTCGACGAAGGCTTCATCAAGCTGGTGACGGGCGGCGACAAGGTCTCCGCGCGTGACCTCAACAAATCGCAATTCGAGTTCCTGCCCGTCTTCAAGCTGTCGATCTCGGCCAACCACAAGCCGCGCATCCGCGACACGACCGAGGGCATCTGGCGGCGCATGAACCTGGTGCCGTTCGACGTCGTCGTCCCGCGCAGCGAGTGGGACCTCAAGCTCGATGACAAGCTGAAGGTCGAGGCCTCCGGCGTGCTCAACGTATTGCTCGACGGCCTGCGCAGCTGGCTGGCGAAGGGGCTGGTGCGATCGAAGGCCTCGGAAGCGGCGACGCGGCAGTACCGCGAGGACAGTGACCCGCTCGGCCGCTTCCTCGTCGACTGCACCGAGCCGGCGCCCGGGGAGAAGGTGCAATCGACCCAGCTCTACGAGCTGTTCCTCGCCTGGGCGAAGGCCAACGGTGCGCCGGAATGGAAGCACACGGGCTTCACCAACGCGATGAAGGAACGGCCCGGGATCGTGCTCAAGAAAATCAGCGTGATGTTCTTCATGGACATCCGCGCCACCAGGGCGATCGGCGATTTCGTCGATCATGCCGGACGGCCGATCGGCTCCATGAGTGCCGCGCCGGCTGACGGCGGATCGACGCGCGGGGAGGATGAAATCGCCTTTTGACAGTCAACAACCCTCCCGCGCCTCCCGTAAACGGGAGGGTTGAGCGATGCAAGAAGTCCCTGCGGCACAAGGCTGCGGGAGGGTTCATGGAGGGTTGGGAGGGTTTTTGCGTGTGAGGACTCATTGTGCGGGCGCGGGGGCGCGCACACACAAGGTTCATACATCACAGAAACCCTCCCTACCCTCCCATAGAGAGAACAAGTGACTCAGATGATTCAGCTTTTTGTCTTTGCTGATCGGGCTTTTCGAAGCGTTGCGCCTATCGGCTGCGGTGTTGCCGAGGTCTCCCATAGGCCTCCCGAACACTCTCCCGATGGATTGATCAACCGAAATGACCCTGGGGCAATTTGCCCGAGGGTCTGCACTGAGCGAGGGGCACGATGGATATCGATCTCACCGAAGCGTGGTCGCTGCTCGATATCGCCAAGGCGGCGGAGTTGTCGGCGCAAAACGAACATCACCTGCCGACCGATGCCGAGATCGTGGCCGGCGTGTCGGCCGAATGGTATCTGATCCAGACTTTCGCCGGCGATGACGTGCGGGCGATGCGCTGGCTGGCGCGGCGGCGGTTCGGTGTGTTCCGGCCGATGCAGCAGCGCGTCGATCGGGAATCCGGGCGGCGCCTGCAGGGCTTCGAGCCGGTGTTCCCCGGGTGGCTGTTCGTCTTCTGCTGGATGGACATCGAAACGTTCGGCCGCCTGGTCAGCGTTCCCGGCGTGCACGGGCTGCTGTGCTATCCGAACACGCTCCGGCCTGTCGTGGTCGGTGATGACTTCGTGCAGCGCATCCGCAAGGAAGCGTGGGTCTATGACGAGACCGCGCCGGCGGTGCGCGGGCATGTTTCGGTGAGCGCGGGCCGGCAGGTGAAGCGAACGACACTGAAACGGAGCCAACGGCAGAAGCTGAAACGTCTAACTGCGCTGGCGCGACGCAACGAGATTTGGGATGCGGCGGCGTGGTCATGTGCGAACCGGCTTGATCCCGGCGAGAGAATCAGGCTGCTTAGTCGGGCTTTGGCTGGCCCCGTCGATGTATTCCCGGACATGTGTCTGGAGAGATGATCGGCCTGGGCGGATGAGACGGGCGAACGAACGTGCCCGCGGCAAAAGTAAAGCTTTGCAAGTTTCCTCAGCGAGGGCGAGCCGGGAGCCGCAACCGGTAGAGGCCCAGCGATCAAGAGCCCGGCCGTCGCGCCGGGCTTTTCGCTGCATAGGGTGCGAGCGATCTTGAACTCTCTCCTCCCACTGGGCCGTGGCATCACCACGGCCCTTTTTTATGATTTCCCTGCAATTCGACCTTTCGGCGCTTCGATCGGCCGCATCCGCAGTGCAAGGGGTGAGCGACGACGATATGCCGTTCGCCCTCGCCTACGCTCTGACGAAGGCGATGCAATCGGCGAAAGACGCTGAAGTCGAGACCATGCGTCAGGTGTTCGACCGGCCGACGCGATACACGCTGAATGCGCTTGCGGTCATTCCGGCGACGAAGAACGATTTGCGCGCCGTGCTGCACGTACGCGAGTTCGGCGGCACGCCCGCGTGGAAGTATCTCGGTCCCCAGATCCATGGTGGCCCGCGGCGCAAGAAGGGTTTTGAGCGCGCGCTCGAACGCGCCGGCATTCTCCGGTCTGACGAGTTCGCCGTGCCGAGCCGGCTCGCGCCGCTGGATGGCAACGGCAACATGAAAGCCGGCATCATCACGCGCATCCTGTCCGACGTTGGCGCCAACCCTGATCCGATGTCCAACACGGCCGCTGCGCAACGGCGCAAGCGCCAATCCAAAGGCAAAGGCACCTACTTCGTGCTGCGGGATCGCGGCGGAGTACCGAACGGGATCTACTTCAGGCTTGGCTTGCGTGACATCAGGCCCATCCTGCTGTTCACCGCGCCACCGCAGTACCAACCGCGCTTTCCCTACTACGACGTTGCGCGCGCCATCGTGCCGAAGGCAGCAGCGGAACACTTCGCCGCGGGTTGGAAGCGGTACGTCATCCCCAATATGCGCCGGCGTCTGCGGGCAGCGTGACGGGATGGAACTCGATGGGTCCTTCCTAGGCCACCCCCCTCATGCGAGTAGTTCGCACCGCATGTGCGCGCCAGTCTGAGCCGATCTTAAAAGCATTAAATTAAGAGCCTTAACGGCAACGCCCTTTCCCTTAAAAGGCCTCGCCCGTGACGAATGCGATGCCCGCTGCCGATCCCGACATCGTGAGCAAGTCGGCGTTTGCGCATCTGGCCAATGTCTCGGCGCCGCGGGTGACGCAGTGGATCAAGGAGGGGAAGATCCACGGCGACGCGATGGTCGGCGAGGGGCGCTCGGCCAGGATCCGCGTGTCGGTTGCCTGCGCGCAGCTCAAGCGCTCGCTCGACATCGCGCAGCGGTTAGGTAACGGCATCGGCACGCGGCTCGATCAGCCGCCGCCGGAAGCAACTGCGCGAGTGCCGGCCCCGCCGGCGGTCGAGGGCGAGCTCTTCGACCAGGCGCCGCCGCAAGCAACCGCGCCGCGCGCTCCGGTCGCCGATCCGATTGAAGAGCAGCTCAAGCGTGAGAAGCTCGAGGAGTACCAGCGGCGCAACCGCGTCGCGGCGAAGCAGGAAGCCGAGACAGGCGGGCGCCTCACCGACGCCGCAATGGCGCAGCAGGCGATCGGCCGTTCCGTCGCCAGGACGATCGGACTCTTCGAGGGTGCGCTGGCCGACATGGCCGAGGCGGTCGCCAGTCGTTACGACCTGGCGAAGCGCGATGTGATGGTTCTGCTGCGCGACGAGTTTCGGAAGGCGCGCGCTGCTGCGGCCGTGATGCTGCGGCGGGAGGCCGAGGAGATGCCGGAACTGGTCGATTTCGATCTCGGCGTCACGCCGGAGGTAGAGACCTCCGCCGAGGCCGACGACTAGCCGTGTGCATTCAAGTCCGAAACATCGATCGCCTGGCGGCCGAGGCAACGGCGCAGGCGATAGAGCCGCCGCCGCCGATCGACTTCCTCGCCTGGGCGAAGGAGAACATCGTCTTTTCGAAGCGCGAGAGCCGCTTCGCCGGCCCCTACAATCCGGAGCGCTTCCCGTACTTCAACGAGATCCTGCGCGCGCTATCGCCGGATGATCCCTGCCGCATCGTGACGGTCGCGGGCTCCGCCCAGATCGGCAAGACGGTGATGGGCAACATCTTCGTCGGCGGCTCCGTCTCGATGGATCCGCGCGACGTGCTGGTCACGCACCCGACCGAAGACAACGCCGCGCGCTGGTCGAAGCTCAAGTTGATGCCGATGCTGCGCGGAACGACCGCGCTGCGCAGGCTCTTTCCCGAGAAGTCGCGCGACGGTGGCAACTCGGTTCTGTTCAAGGAGCGCGTCGACGGCCTTGCGGCCATCCTGATTTCCGGCGCCAATTCGCCGGCCTCGCTGTCGCAGGTCACCATGCATCGCCAGATGCAGGACGATCTGTCGAAGTGGGACATGAACAACGCCGGCGATCCGGAATCGCAGGCGGACAGCCGCTCACGGTCCGACGAATTCGCCAAGGTCCTGAAGATGTCGACGCCCCTGGTGCTGCCGGGGTGCCGCATCACCAAGAGCCTCGAGCAAGGCAGCCAGGAGTATCCTTACGTTCCGTGCCCTCACTGCCAGCACATGCAGGTGCTGGAGTGGGAGAACATGCAGGCGAACCTCGACCCCGCGCATCCGCATCGCGCGCACTTCATTTGCGTCGACTGCGGTTGCGAGATCCGCGAGCAACATCGGCCGCAGATGCTCGCCGGACTCGAGTGGCGGGCGAAGAATCCGAAGGCCACGAACTACCATCGGTCGTTCTGGATCTGGTCGGCCTATTCGTATCTGCAGACCTGGGAGCTGATCGCGCGGGAATGGTTTGCCGCGAAGGGTGACTCGGCGGCCGAAAAGACCTTCCTCAACGACACGGTCGGCGAGGCCTACAAGGCGCAGGGAGAAGCCAGGCCGTGGGAGGAGTTGCGCGATCGCGGCACCGCATCGCCCTACAGCCGCGGCAAGATCCCCGCCGGCTCACTGCTGCATTTCCTCGGCATCGACTGCCAGGGCGATTACGTGCAGTGGCAGATGGTCGGCTTCGGCAAGGACTATCGGCGTTTTTCGATTGAGCGTGGTGTCATCGAGCGCCATATCTCGGATCCGGATTGCCAGCGCAATCTTGACCTGCTGCTGGCGCGGACGTGGACGAACAGCGCCGGCCGCGCGCTCGGCATCGACCTGGCGGCGATCGACGGCAATGCTTGGACCGAAGACGTCTGGGGCTGGGCGCGGAAGCATCCCGCGTCGAAATTGATCATGGTGCGCGGTGCCAATACCGACACGGCGCCGCGCATCGCCCGCGTCAAGAAGGAACGCAACGAACGCACCGGCCTGCCGCTGAAATATTCGAAGCGCTTCTACAATATCGGCGTCTCGGTGTTGAAGATGGCGCTTTACCGAGACCTCCTCAAGGACGACCCGCTCGCGAACGGCTACGTCGCGTTTCCGTCCGGATTTGAGGACGACTACTACCAGCAGCTGACGGCCGAGCGGCGCGTGCCGGTGAAGCGGCACGGCTTCACGGTCTATCGCTGGGAGAAGGATCCCGGCCAGCGCAACGAGGATCTCGACACTTTCATCCAGGCGACCGGCGCGGCGATCAAGTACGGCGTCTACGGCCTGTCCGATATCGGCTGGAACAGGATCGAGGCCGAGCGCGAGACTCCGGCACCGGACGCGCAGGGCGATCTCGAGGATCTGATGGGCGTATCGCCGGCTGCACGGCCGGTCGCACCGACGAAGTCGGAAAACCGCACCAAGTCGATCGTGAAGAAACTGGCAGGCTGATCGATGACCTTCGATCCGAGCAACACGATTCTCGCCGGCGTCTCCGTGCCGACGCTGCAGCAATGGCTTTCGGACGCGCAGTCCGCAATGGCCGCGCTGATGACCGGGCGCCGCGAGGTGAGCGTCTCCTACGACGGCAAGTCGGTCACCTATTCGGATGCATCGCGCGGCGATCTCGCGATGTGGATCCTGCAGCTGCAGCGTCAACTCGGCATGGGCCGCGGCCGGCGAGCGCTGCGCCCCTATTTCCGGTGAGAGCAATCCTGAATGGCTCGTAACGTCGCCATCCTTGGACCTGACGGCGCGCCGCTGCCGGCGTCTCGGCCGCAGCGCGCGCAGCATCTGGCACTCGCCGGCGGCTCCGGCAATTACGGAGGTGCGCCTTACGACGCGGCTGATCTCTACGGCCAGCATATGGCCGCATGGTCGCCGATGCTGTGGAGCCCGGACGGCGAGCTCAACATGTATCGGGACCGCATCGTGTCGCGCGTCCGCGACATGGTGCGCAACGACGGCTGGGCCTCCGGCGCCGTCACGCGGATCCTCGACAATGCGGTCGGCGCCAACCTGCGGCCGATCGCGAAGCCGGATCACCGCTTCCTGGCTGCGACGACCGGTCTGAAAACCTTCGATCATGAATGGGCCAAGGACTTCGCCCGCGCCGTCGACGCCAACTGGCGCAGCTGGGCCGACGACGAACTCGGCCACTATTGCGACGCCTCGCGCAACATGACGTTCGGGCAGATGCTGCGCCTCGGCTTCCGCCACAAGCTGGTCGACGGCGACGCGCTCGGCGTCATGCAGTGGCTGCCTGACCGCGTCGGCTACGGCCGCGCCCGCTACGCGACCGCCTTGCAGATCGTCGATCCCGACCGCTTGTCGAATCCGCAGATGCAGTTCGACCAGATGACGATGCGCGGCGGCGTCAAGATCGACCCCGACACGGGCGCCGCGGTCGGCTACTGGATCCGCAAGGCTCACGCCGGCGACTGGTTTTCGGCAGGGCAGTCGGTGACCTGGGATCTAATCGACCGGGAGACCGAATGGGGCCGGCCGATCGTGGTGCACGACTACGACAGCGATCGCGCGGCCACGCATCGCGGCGGCGCCGGCATCTTTGCGCCGGTTCTGCAGCGGCTGAAGATGCTGGTGAAGTACGACGGCGTCGAGCTCGACGCCGCGATCATCAATGCGATCTTCGCCGCCTATGTCGAGTCGCCGTTCGACCCGGAGTTGGTGAGCGAAGCGCTCGACGATGGTGAGAAGCTCAACACCTATCAGCAGACGCGCACCGAGTTTCACACCGACAAGAAAATCATGCTCGGCAACGCGCGCATGCCGATCCTGTTTCCGGGCGAGAAGATCTCGACCGTCAGTGCGGTGCGGCCGACGTCCAACTTCAAGGACTTCGAGGGCGCGGTGCTGCGCAACTTCGCGACCGGCGTCGGGCTCTCGGCGCAGCAGGTCTCGAACGACTGGTCGGACGTGAACTATTCGAGCGCGCGCGGCGCGCTGCTTGAGGCGTGGAAGACACTGACGCGCCGCCGCGACGACTTTGCCTCCGGCTTTGCCGGCCCGGTCCGCGCCGCCTGGCTCGAAGAGGCGATGGCGGTCGACGATCTGCCGCTGCCGGCGGGTGCGCCGGACTTCGCGCAATATCGCGGCGCCTATTCACGGGCCCGCTGGCTCGGGCCGCCACTTGGCTGGATTGATCCCGTCGACGAGCGCGTCGGCGCCGTCATCGGTTTGGATGCCGGCTTCGGCACGCTCGAGGACGTCTGCGCCGAGCAGGGCAAGGATATGGAAGAGGTGCTCGAGCAGCGGGCCTACGAGATCCGCAAGTTCGACGAGCTCGGCATCCCGAAGCCGGAATGGGCCGGCGCTGTCGCCGTCGACCGCGTCAAGCAGCCGCCGAAAGCGGAATAGGCATCCATCATGCAGAAGCCGAATGCGGCGGCGATCGCAGCCGTCCGCGCGCGTTTCGTCGACCGGCCGTTGGCGATCCTGCCGAGCCGCGCCGAGCTGCTGGCGCAGGCGTTGCGTTCGGTCGATGCGATGGAGGACTTCGACGACTTCGCCGCGGCACCGGCCGCGCCGAAGCTTTACGACGTCGTGTGTGGTGTGGCCGTCATCGGCGTGCGCGGCATCCTGGTGCACGAGATCAGTTGGTTCGGCTGGTACTGCGGGGGCGAGACGGAATACGCGCAGTTGGCGCGGGCCATGGTCGCGGCGATGAGCGATCCCGAGGTCAAGGCAGTCGTCCTGCATGTCAATTCGCCGGGCGGCGAGGTTGCCGGATGCTTCGACCTGGTCGACGGCATCTACGGTTTGCGTGGCATCAAGCCGATCTGGGCGATCTTCGACGAAGAGGCATATTCGGCGGCCTACGCGATCGCCAGCGCGGCCGACAAGATCATCGTGCCGCGCACCGGCGGCTCCGGCTCGATCGGCGTCATCACGATGCACATGGACATCACCGGCTTTCTCGACAAGGTCGGGGTGAAGGTGACGACGATCCAGTACGGCGCCCGGAAGAGCGACCGCTATCCGACGACACCGCTGTCGGACGATGCGCATGCGCGCATCCAGGCCGATATCGACGCGATGGGCGAACTCTTCGTCTCGACTGTGGCGCGTAACCGAAACCTCTCTCCCGACAAGGTGCGCAGCACCGAAGCGGGATGTTTCCTCGGCGCGAGCGGGCTCGAGCAGGGTCTCGTCGATGCCGTGATGGCACCGGATGCCGCATTTCTGTCCCTGCTCGAAACCCTCATCAGCTGATCAAGCCAACAAGGAGTCGAATCGATGTCGAAATCCACAATGATGGCCAGTGCCGCCGCGCCCTTCGCGCACCTCGCCAATGCCATCTCCGGCAAGAAGTCCGCCGAGAGCGACGAGGACAAGAAGAAGGAGGAAGGCAAGAAGGCCGACTCGGAGTCCGACGAAAAGAAGGACGACGACGAGAAGAAGGACTCCAAGAAGGCCGATGCCGACGACGGCGACGGGGAAAACGACGACAAGGACGAGAAGAAGGGCAAGAAGGCGAAGAAGGCGGACTCCGACGACGAGTCGGACGAGGAAGACGAGCCGGAAGCCCGCGCGGCCCGCGCGCGCGAGCGCGCGCGCATCTCCGCTATCCTCGATAGCGACGCCGCCAAGGCCAACCCGACTGGGGCGCTGCACCTGGCGCTCCGCACCAAGACGCCGCGTAGCGAGGCCGTCGCCCTGCTCGAGGCGATGCCGGCCGCGGCGGCGGCGCCGGCAGGGAAGACGGACGATCTGCGCACGCGCATGTCGACCGTGAACACGCCGGCGGTCGGCACGGACGGCGGCAGCGCCGATGCGAGTGGCCCCGCCGCGATCGCGGCGCAGGTCATCGCGGCCGGCAAGAAGGCCCGCGGCGAGGCCTGATTTCAGGCCCGCCTTCCTCCTCTCAGTCCACCCAGGACATCAGCCACAAGGATCCCTGAGCCATGTCTCTCTCCGTCACCAATGTTTCCGGCAATCCGCAGCAGCCCTCGATCTCTGCGGAGACGTTCATTCCCGATCAGCTGATCGCGGGTAATCTCAAGCTCGTCACCGAGACGGTGCTGCTCACCGGCGCGGCGGCGCTGTTGCGTGGCGCTGTGCTCGGCAAGACGGTTTCGACCGGTACCGCAGCCGCCACCGCCGGCACCAACACCGGCAATGGCGCGATGGGAGCCATCACCGTCGCAGGCGGTGCAAAGACCGGCGCCTACCAGCTGAAGATCACGAAGGCGGCGGCCAATGCCGGCGACTTCGAAGTGACCGGTCCGAACGGCGAACTCGTCGGTCTCGGCACGGTCGGCGTCGCTTTCGCCGGAGGCGGCCTTGCGTTCACGCTGGCGGATGGCGCGACCGACTTCGTCGTCGGCGATACTTTCGCCATCGACCTAACCGCCGTGACGGAGAAGTACAAGCTGGCGACGCGCGACGCGACCGACGGCTCGAACGTGCCGCGCGCGATCCTCGCCGATGCTGCCGATCCGAGCGGCGGCGACGTCAATGCGCCCGTGTACGAGATGGGCGAGTTCAACTCGAATGCGCTGTCGTTCGGCACCGGCCTGACGGCCGCGCTGGTCAAGGCGCCTCTGCGCGAGGTCGGCATCTTCCTCAAGGATGCGGTCTCGGCGGCCGATCCGTCCTGATCGGCCGTTTCACCCTCATCACCTGACATCGACGGAGCCACGCCATGACGGCGAATACGTTCATCTATGACACCAACGTGCTGATTCAGGTCGTTCCGAACCTGAAGCGGCCGCAAAAGTTCCTGCTCGACAAGTTCTTCCCGAACATCGTGATGTCGGACAGCGAGTTCGTCTCGATCGACGTCGACGTCGGCAAGCGCCGCCTGGCGCCCTTCGTGTCGCCGCTGGTCGAGGGCAAACTGGTCGAGCAGCGTCGCTACCAGACCGACACGTTCAAGCCGGCATACATCAAGGACAAGCGTGCGCCGGATCTGCGCAAGCCCGTGCGCCGCATGATCGGCGAACGCATCGGCGGCGACATGACCGGCGCGGAGCGCGAGCAGGCCAACCTCAACTTCGAGATGACCGATCAGGTCGACGGCATCGACCGCCGTCTCGAATGGATGGCGGCGAACGCGCTGGCGACCGGTACGATCATCGTCAAGGGCGAGGGCTTCCCGGCCGTGACGATCGACTTCGGCCGTGACGCGTCGCTAACTGTCGCCAAGGCTGGCACGGCCAAATGGACGGCCGCCAACTGTGCGGACGGCAACGCCTCGCCGACGAACGACATCGAGACTTGGCAGCGCAACATCCTGAAGAAGTCTGGCGCCAAGGTGACCGACATCATCTTCACGACGTCGGCGTGGGAAGGCTTCATCGCCGACCCGCTGCTCAAGGGCGCGATCTACTATCCCAAGCTCGGCGACGCCGGCAATTCGGTGAACGTCGGCCCGCAGATCGCGCTCGGTGCGGTCTACAAAGGGCGCTGGGGTCAGTACGACCTCTGGATCTACAACGAGTGGTACGTCGACATGGGCACCGAGGGCGGCACGACCGACACCGAGTACCCCATGCTGACGGACGGCACCGTGGTCATGGCCGGCCCGGACATGATGGGCACGCGCTCCTTCGCGCAGATCCTCGATCCCGCGTTCAACTATGCGGCGCTGCCTTACGCGCCGAAGACCTGGGTGGAGCAAGATCCGGCGCAGCGGCTGATCCTGATGCAGTCGTCGCCGCTGGTGATTCCGTCGCGGGTGAATGCCTCGCTGGGCGCCACGGTCTGCGATCCTGTCCTGGCCTGATAGCGCTGCACAGTTGACGAACATGAAGCCCGGCCGTGAGGCCGGGCTTTTTTCGTCATAGGGTGTAGGGACGAATTTCAAGAACGCCTCGAACGACAGGAGTCATCCATGGCGCAGGACCAGCAGAATCAGAATCAGAGTCAGACGAAGATCCAGACGGCGAAGGCGACCGTCGCCCGCGGCCGCTCGGTCGACGTGCCGATCCCGGGCAAGACGGTTGTGGTCGGTACGACTGGCGACAACAAACCGGTCACCCGCGCGGTGAGCAAGCACTTCACCGCTGGTATGGAAGTCGAGCTGCCGCTCGACGAGATCAAGGCGCTGCGCAAGAGCGGCTACCTGGTCGATCCCAACAGCGCGCCGCCGCCGGCCAGCGAGGGCCCGAGCTTCACGTCGGACGCCGGTCCGCAGACGCGCGCGGCGTGACAATCGCCTGACGTCGGCCGGCCGCCATCATGATCGACTTCGAGACACTGGTGCTGGGTCCCTGTCAGGACGCGTTCGCGCGGCCCGTGACAGTGACCCCGCTCGTCTCGCAGCCGGGGCAGCCGGCGTACCAGGCTAGGGGTATCTGGCGGGCGCCGCAGGCCAATGTGGCGCTCGAGGACGGGGCCGTGATGAACTCGCAGGACCTGATCCTCGGCATGAAGCGCGGCGACATGGTGGTGCCGGTGCTCGAAGGCGACCAGATCGAGATCGATGCCTATTTGTCGCTGCCGCGCATCGGCGTCTGCCAAGTCGACCGCATCAACAAGGATGGCATCGGCGACATGCAGGCCGTCCTCAAGATCACGGCGCTCTGACCGATGATCGACACGACGCTCGTTGACCTGCGCAATGCGATCTATGACCGCGTTCAGCATCCCGAAACTTATAAGACGCAGCGCAAGACGCCGCTGCCGACGTTGTCGTCGGCGCAGATGCCGGCGCTGTCCGTGTTCATCCTGGGTGGCATCGGCTCGCCGGACGGCGATGCCAACGCCGGCAATGTCCGGATGATCAATGAGGAGACGATCGCGATCTCGACCGTGCGCGGCATGGACGACGTCGAGGCGCTCGAGGTCGAGGTCGAGTCCGAGCTTGAGACGATGAAGACCAAGCTCTTCACCGATCCGACCTTCGTGCAGTTCTATCAGCCGTATTTCGAAGGGATTGTGAGAACAAGCCGCCGCTGGTTGTTTCCGCAGAACGGCGATCAGTATGCGATCGAGCTGCGCTACGAGATGACCTTTCGTCGCCGCGAGATCTTCGACGTCGTTATTCCTGACGCGTTCGAGCATCTGAAACTGACGGCGCGGCCAGCCGGCAAGGACGTCAACACGCCGGCGATCACCGTCGAAATCGACCCAGCGCAGTAGCGCGTCTCCCACATTCGAAAGATCAGCGACATGCCAGCATCCAAGACGATCGCCGTCGAGGCGACGGACAAGAAGTATTTCGGCCTGAAGCACATGCCGGGAGGACGGCCGCTCGACAAGGACGGCAAGGGCGCATGGCCGGCCGATCAGTTCACCTTTCGCCTCATCCAGGAGGGATCTCTGAAAGAGCAGGGCACGGTGATCCTCGCCGCCGGCGAGACCGCTGTCGGGCCCTTCGCGTCCGGCCCCGCCACGCAAATCGCGCCGTCCCCGGGCGCGGCACCGGTCGAGGTCAATCCGCTCACCCATCTGAGCGAAATCGTCACCGAGGCGCAGCACGAAATCGAGCAGCTGCAAGGCGCCGCGGGCAAGCCGCCCGCCAAGGCCTGAAGTTCACCTCTCACAAGCTGCCCGGGCGTATCGCCGGCGGCGCTTTTCGCAAAAGGAGCTGACCCGTCATGGTGTCGTTCAATCAAATTCAGCCGAACTGGAAGCTGCCCGGCACCTCGGTTGAGGTCGATCCCTCGCTCGCCGGCACGCCGACGGCGCAGAAATATGCGCTGCTGGCCGGCTACAAACTGGCCGGCGGCTCGGCACCTTCGAACGTCCCGATCGCCGTCGGCACGCAAAGCGATGCTGACACGTATTTCGGCGCCGGCTCGATGCTGTCGCGCATGTTCAGCAGGTTCTTCGCCCTGACCAAGGGCGTGCCGATCTTCTGTCTGCCGCTCGATGCGCCATCCGGCGGTGCGGCTGCCACGGGCACCATCACGGTGTCGAGCGCGCCGAGCGCCGCCGGGATTCTCAACCTGTACATCGCCGGGCAGAACGTGTCGGTCTCGATCGGCGCCAGCGACAGCGCCAACACCGTTGCGGCGAGCATCGAAGCAGCGATTAACGCGGCGACGGATCTACCGGTGACGGCCGGGGTCGCCACGGATGTCGTCACGCTGACCAGCAAGTGGAAAGGTATTTCCGGCAACGACATCCGGATGGAGGACAGTCTGCTCGGCTTTTATGGTGGCGAGCAGCTCCCGACCGGACTGGCGCTGACCTATTCCGGCACTAACTTCCTGACCGGCGGGTCCGGGGTGCCGACATGGACGACGGCGATTGCCAACATGGGCGACGCCGCCTACCGCTGGTTCGCCTGCCCGTTCAACGACAGCGGCAGCTATACCGCGCTCGACACCGAATATGGTTTCGGCGACGGCGGTCGCTGGGGCTGGATCCGCCAGGTCTATGGCGAGATCTTCTCCGGCTATCGCGACACCTATTCCAACCTGATGACGTGGGGTGTGACCAACAATTCCGCCGTCATCTCGCCGATGCCGTGGGAAGTTGCGACGCCGGCTCCGCTGTGGGAATGCGTCGCTGCCTATACGGCACGCGCGGCCGGCGCCTTCAACATCGATCCGGCGCGGCCACTGCAGACGCTGACGCTCGACGGCATCATGCTGGCGCCGAAGGCCACCCGTTTCAACAAGACGCAGCTCAACGCGCTGGCGCAGACCGGTCTTGCCATCCAGGGCGACATGGTGGGCGTCGGAGTCACGCAGATCCTGCGTGAGCAGTCGAGCTATCAGAAGAACACGCAGGGGATCGCCGACAACGCCTATGAGCTGGTCACGACGCTCGAGACGCTGGCGGAGATCTTCACGCGCCTGCGGCAATCGGTTTCCGACAAGTATCCTCGGCACAAGCTGGCCAATGACGGCACGCGCTTTGCCTCGGGACTGGCGATCGTCACGCCGAACCTCATCAAGGCCGAACTCATCTCCGAATATCGGGCGATGGAGTACGACGGCTTGGTCGAGAACACGGACACGTTCATCGCCAACCTGATCGTGCAGCGCTCGTCGACCGATCCCAACACGGTCGAATGCGTCTATCCGCCGGACATCATCAACCAGTTGCGGCGGTTCAACGTGCTGGCGCAGTTCCGCCTGCAGTTCCCTGTCGTGAGCTGATCCGCTCGCGCAATCCCCATCCTCTGATCGGTCAGGAGCACTTCCATGACGACTCAACGCGTCGGCGGCATCGCCTACATCACGGTCGACGGCGACCAGATCCGGGTGCGCGGCAATACCGTCGTACATCTGAGCCAGAGCCGGCGCGAAGGCGTCGCCGGCCAGGACGGCGTGCAGGGCTATACCGAGCAGCCGGTAGTGCCTGGGATCGAACTCGATGTCACGGCGATGCCCGGCTATTCCATCCAGGGTCTCGCCGGCATCACGGACTCGACCATCACGGTCGAATGCGCCAACGGCATGGTCTACGTGCTGCGCGATGCCTGGCAGGCCGATCTTCTCGACATCAACACGGTCGAAGGTTCGATCAAGGTACACTTCCAGGGCATGTCCTGCGACGAGTTCGCCGGCTCGACGGTGGCGTAAATGGCCAAGGACAATGACAAGGCCGCATGGCCGCTCGAGCATCGGCTTAGCCGCCCGGCGCAAGCACTCGACGAGACCGTCGAGAGTTTGACCCTGGTCGAGCCGACCGCCGCCCAGCTCCTGAAGTGCGGCGTCTTCGACGGCACGGTCACCGGCGAGCAGATGCTCGATCTGGTCGCCGAGCTTGCAAAAAAGCCGCCGGCATTGATCCGGGCGCTGCCCGGCGTCGATATGGTCGAGTTGACCACGCGGCTGTCGCGGATTTTTCGGAAAGCGGCCAGCTGATCCGGATCTGGGATGAGACCCTCGGCCTGGGCCTCCTCTACCGATGTTGGCCGCTGCCGATATCTGCCGCCGAACTAACTCCTGATGCGCGCCGTTTCGTGATGGCGCGCACCGCCTTTCTCCGCGCCCAAGGCGGTGCGGTCACCTCAGACGAGCAGGGCTCATCCGATGGATGACCAGATGCGGATGCAGGCCGTCGTCGTCGACGGCTTCACCGGTCCGCTAAAAAAACTAAACGAATCCCTGCGCGCAACCGGGTCGGTGAAAACCGGCGCGGTCATGCGCAAGGACTGGGAGGGCGTGCGCAAGGAGATAACTGGTGTTACCCGCGAATTGAACACCGCGTTTTCGCCGGTGCTGCGTGGCGTCGGGATCACCTCGCTCGGCATCGGCGCAGCCATTACCGGCATGATCGTCGGCTTGAAAAATACCGCGCAATCCGGTCGCAGTCTAAAGTTCCTGTCGGATCAGTTGGGGACCTCGGTCAACAAGCTGCGCGAACTCGAGGCACTCGGCGAGCACTTCGATATCCCGGTCGGGCAGACGGAGTCGGCGCTGAAGGGTCTGGCCACCACAATGAATGAGCTCGAGCGGAATTGGGGTAGCGCATACAATACATTGCGAAATCGCAATCTCGGCTGGATGGCGGAAGACCTTAAGAAGGCGTTTGAACATGGCGGCGTCGGCGAGGCCTTCGACAAAGTCATTGAGGATCTGAAGAAGATACCAAATTTGGCGTATCGTCGCGAGATCGCGCAGATGTTGCTCGGATCGGATCAGTGGTCCGTCGTCGCAACCGAGCAATCAAACCGGCTGCGCGAGAAGATAAAGCGCGAGATCGGTGTTGTCTCGCCGGAACAACTGGCGGCGGAGCAGAGGCTCACCGATTCTCTGAAAGAGACAAACCGCCAGATCGGCGAGTTGTGGACACATTCGGCGCCGCTGATCGAGTTCTTTAATCACGGACTCGAGGGATTGAACGAACTTCTTGGCAAATTCCGCAAGTACGGATGGAGCGAATTTACCGGCTCGGATCCTGAGGATCGTCGGCGGAAGCTTGCTCTCAACCTGAGCGCGAAAGAATACAAGCTGAAGGGTGTCGATTCCGACATCTCCGCCTTCACCAAGCGCGGCGACAAGCCAGCCGTCGATGACCTCCAGAGCGAGCGCCGGCAGTTAGTCGACGAGATCGCCAAGCTGCGCAAGGAGCTTGAAGACATCAACAAGGATCAGCTGCTGCACAAGCAGAGCTTCATTGGTGGCGGGGCCGGCATGCCGGCCATCATATCGGCGATGTACAGCGGCGGCGGAGGCGTGGGGGCGGGCCTCGGTGGCTTTGGTATTCACCCGCACGTCAGCACCGGCGGAGCCAAGGGCGGCGGAATCGCTGTGCCGGATGATGCTGGGGCCGGGCTCAACAGTTCGGCCTACCTGGCGGCGCGCCGGGCCGGAATGAAGGCCGAGATCGCCCGCGACCCGCGGCTGCGCAACGAGCTTGCCGGAATGATGATGCTCGAGGGATCTCCGGTGCAGACGATGGAGAGCCTCGCGAACCGCGCCGAGATGATGAACAAGTGGCGAGGCTCACGGGGCATGAAGCCCATGTCGCTGCATGAGATGCTGCATTCCGGCTTCTACGGCCCAATCAATCGCGGCCAGCTTCCCGGCGCCATCGCGCGACTGCAGCATAATCCGGCGCTGATGAAGCGCATGGGCGCGGCGATCGACGCCGTCATGGGCGGCAGCAACACCGTCAAGGGTTACACCGACCAGGGCATGCCGAGCGATCCGAACGGCGCATGGGGCATGCGGCACGGCCATATGATGAAGGGCGGCAATCTCTTCACCGACTGGGGCGGAGGGCCGGGACACGATTACGCCCGTCGCTTCCGTGAGCAACAGCAGGACGCGGTGCGCGACGGCGGTCCGGCAACGGCCGGCATTCCGGTGCCGCGCACGGACCCGCGGAAGGGTGCTCAGACGATGGAAGGCCACGCAACGCTGCACGTGCAGCTCGACGGCCTGCCGTCGTCGGCAAAGACGCACTTCGCCTATGGCGGCATGTTCCGGGAAGTCCGCCTGACGCGGACGAACCGCCAGGCGGCGCTCGCCGACGACTACGTGAGCTGATCGCCATGACATGGCGCGACACCCTTCGCCCGGCATCGTTCCGGGGCGTTGAGTTCAAGGTCGACACCACGGCGCGCACCGGCGGCCGCCGCGGTGTCAACTTCCAGTTCCCGAAGTGCAACACGCCCTCCGATGAGGATATGGGGCGCGCATCGCAGGGCTGGATCATCGACGGCTATGTGATCGGGCCGGACTACAATCTTGCGGCGGACGATCTTGAAGGTGCGTTGAATGCGCCGGGGCCGGGGCTGCTGATTCATCCGACCATGGGAGAGATGCAGGTGAGGGCGGTCGCGCCTTACACCCGCGCAGAAAGCAAGGACCGCGGCGGCTTTGCCGCGTTCAACATGCGCTTCGTCGAGGTCGGCACGCAGGCCTCGGATCTGGTTTCCGAGCCAACGCAGGCGCAGTTGCAGAACCAGGCGGACAGCGCGTCATCGACGCTGTCGACGAACGCCAACAACAAGGCAATATCGCTTTGAAGACCACGGACGCTATCGAAGCGGCTGGGCTCCTGATGCCGCTCGTCACCCAGATCGGGCAAACGGCGGACGCATCGGCGAGCATCGTTGCCGCGGCCAATCTGCGCCAGACAGTTGGAGTGCTCGCCGCCGGTGCCGAGACGGAGATCCTTGCCGGCTCGTTTGCGACGGCGCTCGCCGCCTGTTTCGACGCCGCGCGACTGGCTGGGGCCAGTGTCGCTGCCATCGAGGCCGTACGGGCCGCGGCGGCGGCGCTGACGCCACTGTCGGCGGTTGCCGGTATTGTCGTCGGCGCCGTGATCCAGCTGGCGATCGCCTGCGAATGCCGCATCGTCGCGGACATGACCTTCGCCAGCCGCGATCAGGTCGAGAGTGTGCAGTCGGCGCTCGATCTCGCCTTCGATGCGGCGATCGATGCGGCGAGCGACGACTTCGACCAGGTCGCGGTGGTGGCGCTGACCTCGCTGCGCGCGGCCGTCATGCGCGACCTGACGGCGCGTGCGCGGCCGCTGCCGCAGATCGTCACCTACACGTTCGCGCAGCGCATGCCGGCCCTGTGGATTGCCAACCGGCTCTACGGCGACGGCAGTCGCTTCGAAGATCTGATCGCGGAGAATTCGCCGATCCACCCGCTGTTCATGCCCGCGACCGGAAGGGCGCTATCACGATGACGCAAATCGACGACAGCAAGCTCTATTGCGAAGTGCGCACGTCGAAAGGCGTGTTTCGCGATTGGACGTCGGTGACGGTGAACTATTCCGCCGAGCGCAGTTATATGCGTTTCTTTCAGCTCGAGCTGGCGGAAGTGACGCCGCCGGGCGGCCAGGTGCAGCCGACGCTGTTGGGGCAGGGCGGCGCCGGTGCGGCGCTGATGCAACGATTGCTGCCGGGCGACAGGGCGAGCATCTATCTCGCCGGCCAGCCCGTCATCGTCGATGGCTACATCAAGGTTCGGCAGGCGGCCTACGACGCCAATCGGCACGCTGTGCAGGTAACGGGCATCGCGAAGAGCGGGAACATCACAAAGGTTTCCGTCGATGTTCCCGGTGGCCAGTTCCGTAACTATACGCTGAGTGCCATCGCCAGCCGCGTCCTACAGCCCCTTGGCGTTGGTTTCTCGCTTGTCAATCCGCCAAGCGGCGCCGATCTGCCCTTCCGCAATGTCATCGTCGCGCCCGGCGAGACGATCGGCGGGATGATCGTGCGGCTGGCGCGCCAACGCGGCTGCTGGGTGTGGACCGACGTCGATGGCACCATCAATGCAGGCAATCCGCCGGGATCCGGGTCGGCGACACTCGAGGAAGGCCGGAACATCATTTCGGCAAGTTCCTACATCGAGGATCCTCAAGCCGAATTCGCCTTGTCGCGATCGCAAACGTCGGGAAGCGATCAGTTGTGGGGGCGAAATTCATCGGAGATCTCTGCAAAGGCCAGCATTCCCGGAAGCCGATCGGGGGCCGGTATGAGCGTGATCACGCTCGCCGAGGCGCCCAACACGCAGAAGGAATTGCAAACACGTACGAACTTTGAAGTGCAGGCGATCATGGCCGACATCCATCGGGACGTGATCACACACCGCGGATGGCTACGGCCGACCGCCGCGGCGCTGTGGGATATCGGCGACCATGCGACCGTGAAATCCCCGATGCTATATCCATTCGGAGACGCGACGCAGAATTTACGCGTGTGGGGGGTCTCCTGCACGCAAAACGACCAAGTCGGCACTGTGACATCGGTTGAGCTCGTCAACGATGCGACTTTCTCGATGCAATTCCCCGATGCGTCCAAGTCGAGTCCGTATAACCAGAGCGCGACGCCGGCGCAGCCGGAGGGTTACACGTGAGCCTGCGCCAGACGCTCGCCGAAGCCGCGCAGCGCGCATTTAACGGCATCGCGCGCGGCACACTGGTCAAGGCGGACGACGCCCACAAGTGGCAGGAAGTGCGCGTCCGCACTGAATTCGGCGACGATTGGAGCAATGTCGAGGTCGCGCATCCTTACGGCGTCACCAGCGTCGCCAAGCCGCCGGCGGATAGTAAGACGAGCGACGCGGCCGAATGCGTCATCGTGTTTCCGGATGGCGACCGCTCGCATCCGATCGTCATCGTCATGGGCGACCGTCGCTATCGCCTGCAGAACCTGCAGGAAGGTGAGTTCGCCATCCATGACGACCAGGGCCAGCAGGTTTACATCTCCCGCGACAGGATCGTGGTGAATTCGAGCAAGGAAATTCACGTCCAGAGCGGTGACGCCCATGGGCTCTTCACGTCGGACAAGACCAAGCTGCAGTACGACAATATGAGCGTCACCCTGAAGACCGACAAAGTGCTGCTCGGCGCCGAGCAAAAGGCAACGCACGCGGTCATGACGGCCGATGGAGCGTCGTCGAAAGTTTTCGCCGTGCTGGCCGAGGTCGAGGACACGATGGGTGCCGCGACGATCGGGCAGACGGGCTGACCGGCATGGGCGCCGCTGATCTCATCACCGATCCGTCGATGACCGAGGACTGGCTGTTCGTGCCGGTCGACAGTTCCGGCGACGGCGAGCTCGCGGACGCGGTCGCAGTGGCGCTGGGCACCGATCGTCTGGCCGATCCGTCCGACAGCCTGCCCGATCCCGACAGCGACGACCGGCGCGGCTGGTGGGGCGATATAGATGCTGCGCTGCTGTTCAACGGCTGGCCGATCGGGTCGCGCCTATGGCTTCTCGCGCGGGAAAAAATCACCGGTTCGGCGGCGCGCCAGGGTGCGACAGCCGGCAAGATCGACGCATACATTCGCGAAGCGATGAAACCGTTTATCGACCAGAAAATCGCATCACGCATGCAGATCACGGTGACCCGCGTCGACGTCGATTATTTCTCGGCGCAAGTGACGCTTTATCGCGGCCCCAGCGTGCTCGTTGATATCCGCTACTCCGGGCTGTGGTCGAAGATCGCACCCTGACGGCCGAGGTCGTTCATGCCATTTGAGATCTACACGCTCGCGCAGGCGCGGCAGGTTGTCCGCGACTACATCACGGGCAAGCTGCCGGCAAACGCGCTGGCGCCGCCGAACGCGCGCGCGCGAGTCATCGGCGACGCCAATGCGGCGATGGCGGCGCTCAATCTTCTCTTTCTGCGCTGGCAGGCGACCAACCTGCTGCCCGACCAGGCGGAATGGGATTGGCTGCTGCGCTGGGCGAATATCTATCTCGGCGGCCCGAAGGCGGCGACCTTTGCCAACGGCACGGCGACCGCGACGGGCATCGCCGGCATGGTGCTGCCCTCGGGCAGTGAGATCTCCGGCAGCGGGATTGCCGCGCAGACGACGCAGGATGTCACCATCGGGTCCGGTCCGACGACTGTGCCAATCACCAGCCTGACGCCAGGCGTTGTCGGCAATCTAGCGGCAGGGCAGTCGTTGGCGCTCACCACGGCGATTTCCGGGATCGACGCGAACCTGACCATGGTGGCGATGGCAGGCGGCGTCGATGCGGAGACCCCCGAGCAGCTGCGCGCGCGCGTGCTGTTCCGCATCCAGCAGCCTCCGATGGGCGGCGACGCCGATGACTATGTCGACTGGGCACTGCAGGTGCCTGGTGTCACGCGGGCCTGGTGTTCGCCGCTCGAAATGGGCATCGGCACGGTGACCGTTCGCTTCATGATGGACGACTTGCGCGCAACGACTGATCCGACCACGAGCGGCTTCCCGACCACGGACGATATCGCGACGGTCATCGCGGCGCTCAATGCGAAGCGCCCCGTCGCGGTCAAGGACTTCTATGTCGAGGCCCCGATCCCCGAGCCGATCAATTTCACCGTGACGAACCTGAGCGCGGATTCCTCCGCCACGCGAGCCGCGCTCGAGGCGAGCGTTGCCGCGATGATCAACGGCAAGGCCAAGCCCGCCTACGCACTCAATGGGGTCGGACAGTCGGCGCAGACGATCTATGCCGCCTGGGTCAATGACGCGATCCTGGCTGCCGAAGGAGTCGATCATTTCGATCTGACGATGTCGGACCATGTGATGCCCGACAACGGCCATCTCGCCGTGCAAGGCGTCACCACCTATGCCTGACGTTTACGTTAAACGTGGTGCCGACGATTTTGCGGAGGGCCTCGCGCAGCTGCTGCCGACCGGAGCGGCATGGCCACGCGATCTCGACGCGCCGCTGATGAAATTCGTCGCGGGGCTTGCCGGCGTCTGGGGTGACGTCGCTCAACGCGCCGACGACCTCCTGGTGCGCGAGAGCGATCCTCGCGCGACGCTGGAGATGCTGCCGGACTGGGAGCGAGCGTTCGGACTGCCGGATCCTTGCGTTGCGGAGCCGCTGACCATTGGCGATCGCCAGAAGGCCCTGGTCGCCAAGATGACGACCGAAGGGGGCCAGTCGCGCGCCTTCTTCATCAGCCTCGCGGCCTCGATCGGCTACACGATCGCGATCCGAGAATACGCGCCATTCATGTGCGGCATCTCGCAGGTCGGCGATACGACGGATGGCGCCGGCGGCGAGCCGCGCTGGGAGATCGGACCGCCTGAAATGCGGTTCTATTGGACTGTGAAAGTCGGCGCCGTGCGCCTCACCTGGTTTCGCGTCGGCGACGGTGGCGGACAGGCGGGCATTGATCCACATCTTCGCATCGCGCTTGCGACGGATCTCGAATGTCTGCTGCGCCGCTACAAGCCGGCGCATACGGACATTCTATTCGACTACAGCGGACTCGGCGCGCCCGATCCGATGGCTGGAACGCCCTGATTTTTCTTTCCCAGAAAGAGAAGACCGATGGATTACAATCAGCCTTATGGCGGCGCGACCGGCGCGCCTTACGTCAACGGCAATCCGGCAACAGGCACAGCTGGCTCGATCCCGCCGGCGGCGGCGATCGAATATCCGCAGCGCGAGATCGTCGACACGATCACGAAAGCGGGCCTGACGCCGAGCAATGCGGATCTCGGCCAGCTCGCCAAGGCGATCCAGAGCGGCGCCATGGTCGACGGCGCCGACACCGGGACGGCTAATGCTCTCGTCGTCACGCTGGCGCCGACGCCGAGCGACTATCCGAAATTCCTCTTCATCAAAAAGGGCGCCAACGCAAACGGCGGCGCGACGACGATCGAGATCAACACGCTGGCCGTCGTCGGCGTGAAAAGCGCCGGCGCCGATCTTTCCAGCGGCGTCTGGGGCGCGAATGCCATCGGGCTTCTTGCCTGGGATGGGGCTGCCTATGAGCTGCTCGCCGTTTCTGCGAGCAGCGGCGGCGGCAGCAGCGGGCTCAGTGGCGTCGATAACAGCTCGGCGCCGATCTTTCCGGAAATCATCGGCACGAGCTCCAATCCGAACGATTACAGCGCCAACGTCCTCGCCTTTACCGGCTCTGTCGGCCAGGTCGTCGTGAATTCCGGCAAGAGCTGGCAATGGCGCGGCCTTAAGCTCTTTTCGAGTGCGAGTTTTGCGGCGGCCGATCGCACCTTCGCGACGGCGGCCAGCAAGACCTATCATCTGCGCTGGAATGCGCCGGGCACCGGCGCCGCGACGCCGGCGGCGAGCTATCCGAACGGCCGCTTTGTGCTCAAAGACCTGGCCGATGCCGCCTATAACCCGTCGTCGCTCTCCGAGAATCATTACACTCTCGATACGCAATATGACGACATGCTCTGCGCGCGCGTCGTCACCGATGCAGGCAATAATCCGACGATCACTGCGCTCGCCAACAAAGCGCGGCTGTGCGGCAACGTCACCTTTGACAGTGGCGGCGTGACTCGCACCTCGGATGCAAACGCATTCATCGCGGTCGTTTTCAATCAGTTTACTTTGAATTGGTCGCGCAATCCGGTCGTTGCCGGCAATGGCAGCGGATATCTCGGCCAATACTACGGATCTAAGACAATGTGGGGCGGCCCTAGTTCGCCCGTTTCGGCGACCGACGGGACCGGCACCGTCTCCTACGGCTGCGACCGATATCAATATCGGCCGCTGATGCAGATCAAGGTCGCAACAGCGAGCACCTCTGGGACCGTCGCGGGCTGGTGTTCGTCAGTCTCGATCGCCTAAGCGCTCAAACCCGAGGAAGCACACGCTATGTATATTTCTGCGAATGGCGATCTGATCGCCGCGGTTGCCTATGCCGGCGGCGGCGCCGGCGGCGTCAAGGTCCCCGATGCATTGCTCGCGGTCCCGCAAGAGCGCTGGCGGTTCGATGGCGCGACCGTCGTCGACGCCGCGACGTTCAACACGTTCTATATCGACGCAAACGGCGTGAAGCATATCGTCGCCGCCGCCGGCTGGCAGCAGCTCGCGTGCGCTTATACTGACGTGGTCGCGCAGACAAATGGCGTCTGGGCGGTGGTTTCGGCGCTGGCGCAGGCGCAGGGGGCGAAGATCACCACGCTCAGTGCGGTCTGCGAGGCGCAGATCACCGGCGGCTTCACCTCCTCGGCGCTCGGCGCGGCGCACACCTACCCAAGCGGGATGCCCAAAGATCAGATGAACCTCTCTGGCAGCGTGACGGCCTCGACACTGCCGTCGGGCCAGGTCGCCGGCTGGACGACGCCGTTCTGGTGCGCCGACGCGAACGGCATCTGGGCCTTCACCGATCACACAGCCGCGCAGATCCAGCAGGTTGGCGAGGATTTCAAGTCGGTTGTTGTCGCCGCACAGCAAAAGCTGATCGCTCTCACATCGCAGGTCAATGCCGCGGCATCTTTAGAGGCCGTGAACTCCGTCGACTGGTAAGAGAACGACCGTCGCGACGGAATTCAGCCGGCATCTCGGTTCGACGAATGTCCGCCTTCACCGGCGCGCTGACCCTCACCGAACTCGACCTCGACTGGCGGAGCTGGCGACTCGAGTCGCCGCTCACCTACGAGGTTGGAGCGCTGGGCTCCGGCAAGATCGTCACGGCGCCGGTCGGATTCGTCACCGATGGAGCCAGCGTGCCGCGCGTCTTCTGGTCGGCCCTCCCGGCGTGGGGGCGCTACAGCCGCGCCGCCGTCATCCACGACTATCTGTGCACCTGCATCAATGCGCGCGACCCGCATCCGCTTGCGCCGACACGCAAGGTCGCGGACGGCATTTTTCGCGAAGCGATGAAGGTCTGCGGCGTGAGCGCGCTTCTTCGCTTCGTCATGTGGGTGGCCGTGCGGATCGAAGCGATCTGGTCCGGCAAGCCCTGATTATCTCCAAGGAGGATGACATGGATCCCGTCTCGCTGAAGGTCCTCGACCTGTCTCACCACAACTGCGGCCCTGGTGGCCCCGACGACGATATCGACTTCGCCGCGCTGGCGGCGTTCGGCATCCGCGGGATCATCCACAAGGCGTCGCAGGGCGCCTCGATCGTCGATCGCACCTATGCCGATCGCCGCGAGCAAGCCCGTGCTGCGGGTCTGCTCTGGGGTGCTTATCATTTCGCGACCGGCGACGATCCGGAGGCGCAGCTCACGCACTTCCTCGAGGTCGCCCAGCCGGACGCGCAGACGTTGCTGGCGCTCGACCATGAGCCGAACAACGGCAACGATCTCGACGTCGACGGCGCGCGCGCCTTCCTCGACGCCGGCCGCCAGAAGCTCGGCCGCCAGCTGGTGCTCTACAGCGGCAATCTCATCAAGGAGCAGCTGCGCGAGCCCGACGAGTTCTTCGGCGGTCACCGGCTCTGGCTGTGCGAATACGGCCCTCGCATGATCCTGCCGCCGGCGTGGGCGCAGGCCGGCGCATGGCTCTGGCAGTTCTCCGGTGACGGCGTCGCCAATCGCGACGTCACCGTACCCGGCCTCGCGCGCGGCAACACGGTCGACATGAACTCGTTCGCCGGCTCCGACGAGGACCTCGCCGCGCAGTGGGCGTCGTGACCGACCAGGCGGCGCCGGCGCCGGACGACGGCGCGGATCCCGAACTCGACGCCGCGACTCTGGCGCATGATGCGGTGCGCCAACAATACGTCCTGGCGCAGCGCGCCTTTCGCCGCCGTGTCGCGGTCTACCTGCTGATCGTGTTTCTGATCGGCGGCTCCGGCATGATCGCCTACGGCCTCATGTCGGACGCCGCCGCCAAACGCATCAGCGAAATATCCAACGTGATCGGCACCTTCATGCTGTCGATCGCCGGTCTGATCGCGGCCTATTTCGGCGCAGGCTCGATGGACAACCGCAGCATGCTCGGCGGCGGCATGAGCGGCATGTACGGCGGCTACAGCAGTTTTAGCGGAGGTTTCAATTCGGCGATGCGCCGGCCGATGACGAACGTCATCGCGCCGGCGTCGAGCCGCTCCGACTAAAGGAAAAAGCACCATGGTGTATTGGCTGTTGACGATCATTCTCCTCACATCTGACGGCAACGTGGCGACGACCACCTTCAAGCAGCGGATCACCGATAGCCCGACGATCTGCGCGCACGCAGCCGAACTGTTCAACCATCTGGATTTTGCGCAGGAAAATCGCCTGCTCGCGATCTGCGTTCCGTTCAAGAGCGAGAAATAGACATGCTCACATTCCTGTCGGGCCTCGCCGCCACGATCGGGCCCTTGGCGCTCGCCGGCGGCCCGGCCGGCATCGTCATCGCATGGCTCGGTTCGTTGGTCGCGAACAAGACCGTGAAGGTGGTGGCGATCGTCGTGGGCGCCGGTCTGGTCATCGCGACCACGGTCGGTGTGACGGTGCACATCGAACACCTCGAGCAGGACCGCGCGGCACTCAAGGTCGCGCGGCAGGACATCGCCGATCGCCAGGCGGCCAAGACCGCGCTCGAGCGCAAATACGGTTGCCTGGCGCGGCCTCCGGAGGAGCGAGATCTCGCGGTGTGCCTGACCGCCCGGGAGCGCGATGCCGAGGCCGCCAAAGCCGCAGAGATCGACCGTGAGCGCAAGGCCGCGGCGAAGGCGCAGGCGCAGCTCGACAAGGACAACGCCGCCGCCGACGCCGCCTCTACGGCCGAGCAGGCCCTGATCGAAGCCACACCGGCCGCAGCCGATGGCCCGGTGCCGCAGGTGCTGCTCGACAGCTGGTCGCGCAAGCGGAAGGAGAGGGGGCTGAAATGAGGATCATGGTCATTCTCGCACTGGCGCTGCCGCTTGGCGGCTGTCTGACAGATCAGGCGCCCGCGCCGGCGCCGGTGCAGGTCTCGGTGCAGGGACCGGTTTTCCCGGCCAGCCGCTTCGCCTGCGGCGGCAAGCCCGTACAGCCGGATCCGGGTGCGGTCGGTACGCGCGCCGGCTCGGCCGCGGCCTCCTACGAAGACCGCGTCGAGACCTGGGGCCAGCGCTGCGACAATCGCCTCCAGTCGGTCAGGCGCGAGCTGCAGGCCGCCGGCCAGGTCGCCGCCCCCTGAGATGCCCTTCGACGAAGACGACCCGCCGCGGCGCGTGCCGCCGCGGCTGCCGCTGCACACCTCACCCGGAGACAAGCCCGTGATCCCCACGACCATCATCGTCGGCGCCGATAAAGGCGGCGTCGGCAAGACCACCATGACCCGCGCGCTGCTCGGCTACCTCGCTGCGCGCGGCGTCAAGTACCGCGCCTTCGACTGCGAGTCGCCGTCCGGCGATCTCCGCCGCTTCGCGCCGGAGGCGGAGGTGATCGACATCGCGCGCGTTCAGGACCAGATGAAGGTCTTCGACGCCGCCGCAGGCGACAAGACGACGGTGCTCGACCTGCGCGGCGGCCTGCTGTCGCCGACACTGGCAGCACTCGAGGAGGCGAAGCTGCTCGACGACATCCGCAATCAGCAGATGCGGCTCATCCTGCTGCATGTGCTTGGTCCCACCATGGCGTCGATCGCCGAGATCAGCGCCGCGGCCAAGCGCATCGGCGGCGGCGCCGCGCATCACTTCGTCGTCAAGAACCACATCAACCAGACGCAGTATTTCGACTGGGACTCGGGCGAGGCGCAGGCGATGTGGCAGCGCATGGCCAACGTCACGATCGACGTGCCGCAGCTCGCCGAGATCGCCTGCGAGACGCTGCAGAAGCTCGGCGGCCCGTTCCTGACCTTCTGCGAGGACAAGCATCCGGCCGGCCCGCAGTCGCGGATCCTGCGCGGCCGCGTGCGCACCTGGCTCGACACGGTGTGGAGCGAATTCGACCGCGTCGGCGTCGCCAAGCTGATCGCCGCCTGAGTCCGCAGCGTTGCAGCGCGTCTCATCAACCCGACCAGCAGGAGCAGTCGCCAATGGCTGAATCCGATGAACAGCGGCGCGAGCGCGAGTGGCACCTCGACAAGCGCGTCAACATCTCGATCATCGTCGCCGTCTTCCTGCAGACGGCGGCGGCGATATGGTGGTCATCGGCCATCAACACCCGCGTCGACCAGCTCGAGCGCGGTGCCAGCATCAGTGCTAGCCAGGATTCCCGCATCGTCCGCCTCGAAACGAAGATGGATCTGATCTTCCAGAACCTGACCGAGATCAAATCCATGCTGCGGCCGCGCCCGTCGCCCTGACGGCGACGCGCTTCCACCCATCCAGGAGATCCGACATGCAGCGACGCCGTCTTGGCGCGATCGCGCTCGTCTGCGCGTTGGCCATGCTGCCAGTTGAAGCGGTGCACGGCGGCCCGCACCATCGCGGCATAACCTCCGGCCATGGCCTGGTCGCCTTCATCAATGGCCGGCTGCGCCGCTTCGTGCACCCCACCCACAAGTGCCCGTTCGGCTATCGCGAGCTGCTGGCGACCCTCTACTGGCAGGGCGCGCGCACGGCGAACGGTGAGCGCTTCCATCCGGATGGGCTGACCGTGGCGCTGCGCTCCCGCGCCTTCGGCCAGCATCTGCACATCGTCAACCCGCACAACGGCCGCGAGGTGACGGTGCGCCACAACGATTACGGGCCGGCGACCATCGCCGACATGGATCTGTCCCGCGGTGCCGCGCGGGCGCTGGGCCTGCGGCAGTCGAGCTATGTGTGTGCGAGGGCGCAATGACGCCTGCCGAACGTGAAGGCCTGCGCCTGGCGCAACAGCAATCGCCGCGGCGCGCCATCGTGGCCGTGGCGCTCGCCGTCGTCCTGATCTCGATCGTCGGGATCTGGGCAGCCGCCAGGGGTACGTGACGGCATGCGCGACGATATCCGCGAGGCCCTCGAGTCCGCAGCCTCGGCCGGCAATGACGACGTTACCGGCATCTTCAAGCACGCGTCGGTGCCGTCACCGCGCAGCGTCAGCCGCGCGCAGAACGTGATCCGCCGCTTCCTCGAGAACATCGAAGACGAATCGCTGACCGTGCTCGAGCTGCGGACGGAAATCGAAGAGTGAGGTTCCCCGCCCAGCGTGGCGGGGGCCAGAGCGCGCCAACGCTCCGACTACGGGTCCACGACCAAGCAGGCCCGCACGACGCCAAGACGCTCAACGCCACCCCGCCGCCGCCGACGATGCGCCGTCCGGGTTGAAAAACGGTTGAGCCTCAGAAAATGGAATCCGCATGTCCGCGGCCGGTCGCGCGCGTCCGGCCACCCGCCCCTTACATCGGCGGCAAAAAGCACCTCGCCGATCGCATCGCGCCGGCGATCGACAGCCTCCGCCACGAGACCTATGCCGAACCTTTCGTCGGCATGGGTGGCGTCTTCTTCCGCCGCAGCTGGGCGCCGGCGGCGGAAGTCATCAATGACAGGTCGCGGGATGTCGCGACGCTGTTTCGGATCCTGCAGCGCCACTACCCGCAGTTCATCGAGACCCTGAAATTCCAGATCACATCGCGGCGCGAGTTCGAGCGCTTGATGGCGACGGATCCCGAGACGTTGACCGACCTCGAGCGCGCCGCGCGCTTTCTCTACCTGCAGCGCACCGCCTTCGGCGGCAAGGTCGCCGGTCGTAATTTCGGCACGGACTGCGGTGTGCCCGGCCGGTTTGATACGACGAAGCTCGGTCCGATCCTCGAGGCCATCCATGACCGCATGGCCGGGGTCGTCATCGAATGCCTTTCCTGGCAGGACTTCGTGCCGCGCTACGATCGGCCCGGGACGCTGTTCTATCTCGACCCGCCCTACTATGGCTGCGAGGACGACTACGGAAAGGGCACGTTCGCCCGCCGGGAATTTGGCGAAGTCGCCGATGTCCTCGCCGGCATCAGCGGCCGGTTCATTCTGTCGATCAACGATGTGCCCGAGACGCGCGAGATCTTCAGGCGCTTCCATATCGAGCCCGTTTCGACGCGCTACACGCTGGCCGGCTCGGACTGGCTCGAGGCCAAGGAGATCTTGGTCAGCGGTCCGGCGCCGGAGCCGATCGCGCGGCCGCCCGATCTGTTCGCCGGCCCGGCGGCGTGATCACGCGCGTATCAGCCCGGCCTCGCGGCCGGGCTTTTTCGTCTCAGCGATTGCCGCCGACGAGGGCGACGAAGAACAGTCCGCATGGTCGCTGAAAGCTGCCGTAGCGATCACAGCCGGCCTCGGCGGCGAGTTTTGCGCGGAGATCCGGCAGCGCGATATCGGCGCCGTAATCGCGCACCAGGCGCGCGCGGCCGAGCCTGGCGTGCCGGCTGCACGCATTGCAGGCGACCTCGACCTGCGGATGGTCGAACTCGGCAAGGCTTATGGCTCCGTGCGGCAT